CTACAGATGGGGAATTTCAGCGGGTTCTGAAACGAGCTGATAAACCCAACGGCTGCCCAGTTTAACGGACCGGATGCAGTACCCTCGCTGTCGGAGGGCGGTGATGTCTCGCGAAAGGGTCGGGACGGAAACGGCGAGCGTCTTGGCCAGCGCAGGCGTGGAATGCTCCCCCGAGCGGATCAGCCGGATCAGCTCTTCGAGGCGGTATCCGATCGCAAGAGACTTATCGTAAAGCATCTGCGCCGCGTCTCCTGAAGCGAAGGCTATCCCCCGATGATAGACTTGTCAAGGCAGGCAGGGACGTTTGTCCAGTATCTCGCGTACCGCTAGTGTCGGCTGAAAACGATTGCTCGGTCTGTAGCGACGGAATTCCCGATTTCCGCTTGGGCTAGCCCCGGCCGAGCGGCCTTCGCTTCTCCGTGGCTGGCCGGATTTCCGGTTCCAGAAACGACAAAAGCCCCGGCACGCCGAAGCGTGACCGGGGCTGGTTCATTCGTCTTGGTGTCGTCTTCGAGGCAGTTTTGCCTGAAGTTCGGCTCGTCTCTCACGCCGTCGGCCGTCGGGGTGTAGCTTTCGCGGGGTATAACGTCCGTCGAGGACGCCCCGCGAAAGCGGAACCCCAGAGGCCAGAGGCGTGCGACTTGGCGTCTTTCCACGTCACGCTTGAAGCCAGAGGGGGCAGCAAGAGCGGGGTGACTTTATCGGCCTCGCCCGCCGGGGAACGGCTTCTTGCAGTGCTGACGGTAGGCATCGAGGGTCATCATCGCTCCGATGCCCATTGTGACGATGCCGAGGAATCCGAGCGGGATGGATGTGTCTTCGCCGTTTCGTCGGGCCGTGTGGAAGCAGTGCTGGCCGACCGATCTCAGATCGTGGAGACTGAAGCCTTTGAAGTTTCCGGGATCGACCATAGCAGGTGCGGACATGTCTGGTTGGCGTTTGGCTGTGAACATAGCTCAGAACACCCGGTCAGCGCAAGCAAAAGGCATCCGAGTAGGAACATGCCCGGAATCCAGAGCTGAAATCGAATATGGCGGAGCTTGAACCTGCGGTGGTGCATATTCCGCAGAAGCCGGGTCATTTCTTAGCCCTTTCCCAGCTCGACAGGGCGTCGTGTCGGGCCTTGCACTCGCGGTACATTTGGGTCGTGGTGATGGTGTGCCTGAACAGGTCGCCCATCGTCACACCCCTGAAGGCGGGAAGCGGGTCACATGCCTGCGTTAAATCCGCTGGCGGTACGACCCGCAATGGCGTCGTTGAGGAGCTGCACGCTGCCGTCAGGAAGCTTGCAAGAAGTAAACTCAGGATGCTTTTCAATGGTCTGCTCCGTCTTCGAGTTGATGTCGTGGGCGAGTTGGCGTTCAGTGGCGAGCTGTTTTTCGAGGTCGACAGCCCGGTCGTTCGCCTCCTGCTGGGCGGTTTGGGCGGCGGCGACCTGCTTTTGGTAGTCCTCAAGCTGCGCGGCCTGAACGTACTTGCCTTTGACGTGCCAGCCGGTCGTGAAGCTGGCGAGCGTCCATCCGAGGACGATGACGATTTTCCACCACGGGGTCATGGGCGTTGCTCCGGTGGACGTGGATCGCCAAGAACGACACCAAGGCATCCGCATCCAAGACCCGCGAACACGATCCAGTGCTTGTATGGCTCATCGACGAGTGCTGCGGCACCCATGCATAGCGTTCCTATGGCTGCCCACGTCGCGGGCTTCTGAATGGCGGATTTTGGGCTTCGGTGGAGTCTCATAGGCATCCTTGCAAAGTGAGTTGCTGAAAAGTGATGTGCGCAGGCTTCTGTCGACCATTACCCCCCGATCACGCGGTAGGGGATGACGTTGCAGACGAAAGACTCCTCCAACGTCCGGCCTCCTAATGTGGTAATCGTGTTGGTCACGATGTATGAGGTGCCCGAAGCTCCGCTTCCGAGCCAGACGGTCGTGCTTGTCGCCGGGGTGCCGATGGTGGCCGCCGGAGAGTTGATCGTCATGCTGGGCGGCGTGACTTGCCAGACGCTCGTCGCGATGGTGTCGTTGCCCAGCCCGCGAGTTGACCAGTCGATCTGGACATCTTCGGTTTCGCCCGGCGTTTTCTCGACGACGGCGATTTGCCCTTGAGGCGTTTCTTGAATGCAGGTCGTCATAGGTTCCTCGTCTGCTTGGTTGCTTGCATAATTCGTATCTGCGATCTGGCTTGAACGCTACGGGTTTGGCTGTCGGTGCTGAGCAGCCTGTCCTGGCTTCCTGCGCCGAGCGACCTGTTCTGCCCGTCAGGGGACAGGTTCTTGTCCTGGGCGTTCGGATGCAGGATGCGCGACGGTGGCGGGGAGCTTGCGAGTGCGCTGGAGTACCCGTCGGTCAGCGACCACGATTCGATCAGGCTTGCGACGATTACCAGTTGCGGGAGCACCGTGTCTTCGGCGGTCGCGTTCTCCGCGAGGAATTGCTCGTAAACCGCTGCGGCCGTGATTGCGTCTGTGGCGGCAGTCGCCTCGCTGATCGCGGTTGAGATGACGTTCGAGGTGCTGGTGCTGTCCCCGGCAGTCACTGGCTCGCTGAGCAGCGCGCTGAAAGACAGCCCGGCGGTCAAGCCGTCTGTTGCCGTCAGGCTTCCGCTGTACGCGGCGTTGGCGGTGAGCACGCAACTGGAAGCGTCCGCGGCGGCAAGGCTGCAGGTGTATGCGGTTTGAAAGACCGCAGACGTGGCGGTCAAGTCGGTCGCGGTAGCGCCCTCGGCAAACGATGCGTTGGCGACCAGAATTGCTGCGTAAGACACGGACGCGACGACGGATTCGGCCAACGCTGCAGCGATGTTATCTGACCCGGCGAGGCTGTCACTTCCGAGTACGGCCGAACTGAGTGTGGCGTTCAACGTGGCTGCGGCAGAATAGGATTCCGAAGCCGAAGCTGCCTCGCTGATCGCAGGCGACAGGATTGCTGTCGCGGCAAGGCTGTCGGAACCGGTGATGGCGTTTGAAAAGGCTGGGGCGAAAGTCGCGACCGCTGTAATGGAGTCGTTGCCGATGACGGTGTCGGATGTCGTTCCGCTGATGAGTAGCCCGCCGCTGGCGATGTCGGTCGCCGCAACGGATTCAGAAATGGTCTGCGTGATCGTCACGCCCGCTGAGAGCGCATCAGCTCCGGTCGCGGCTTCACTCAAGCTGGGGTTCAAGGTCGCGGAAGCGCCTTCGATGTCGGCCGCGGATACCGTTTCTGTGAACGCTGGGCGGGCAGTTGCGGCGACGGCTTGGGTGTCGCTGCCCGTGACCGCTTCGACAATAGCGGGATTAGCCGTGAGCGTCAGGGAAATGGAGTCGCTCGACGTGACCGCTTCGGAAAACGACGGGGTTGCGGTCAGCACGACAGAGCTTGAATCGGCAGCCGTCGCTGCCTCAGAGACGGTGACGTTGTAGGTGGTTCCGCCAGTTCCAAATTCAAAGACTTCGTAAGAGGCCGTTAAGGTGCTGGTTGTCGAGCTACGTGAAACGGTTAATGTGGTGGAGTTCGTAAGAGTGATTCTGGGGCGTGTAATATCAAGATTTGCCCCAGTGAGCGGCGTGGAGTACTGCAGGTTGTTCGCGACGGCCATCGTCGTAGTAACGCTAGAAATGGTCGCGGTATTGCTCGTAACAGATGTGAGAACAACGGTGCCACGCTGCACGCTGCTCTTAAGCACCCCAGAAGCGAACTCAACTACCCAGAAGTTGTAGTTTGAAGTTACCGCGCTAGAGGTATTTGTCGTAAGTGTGACTGTCGTGCTATTGGTAAGTGTAGCGCGCTGGCGACCTTGGGCCGAGTTATTGCTGCTGGTGTTGCTTCCTGCGTGAATCAGGATTGAATTGCTAGTGTTTACGCTAGTGATAGTCTGTGTAGTTGTGCCCGTCGTAGCCGTTGTCGCGCTGTAACCTTGGACATTCGAGGCCAAAGCGCCCGTAGCAAATTCTAAAACAAGATATCCAACTGTTACTGTGCCGGATATGCCAGCTTGTCTTGCGGCGGTAAGAGTAGTTCCCGATATGGAAAGCAGCGGATCAAGACCACTGGAGGATATCGCAGTTGCAGATGTGGTAAATCCTAGCGAATGCAAGATGGTCGTATTTGCAGAAGTAGACGCGACGGTGGCGGTGTTGCTTGCAGTCGAACTGGCTATAACGATGGTGCCCATTTGGACACTCGTCACCAGACTCGATGTCGCATCAACAACTGCGAGGTCAACAGTAACGGTCTGGGTAGCGCTCGCTGTGTCACGATAAGCAGTCACAGTTGTGCTGTTGGTCAGCTCCACTCGTGGACAGCCTTGCGCAGGGTTGGTACTTTGCTGCGTACCGAACCCGTTGAAGAAAATCAGCGCGTTTGCACCTACCGAACTGATCGTAGCCGTGGCACTGGTCGCGTTGACCGGGATCGTGATCGTGACTTGTTGAACGCTGTTGACGTAGGTCGTCATCGACTACTCCGTTGGCGGCGCGTCCACCAGTTGCCTCGTTGTGGTATCGACCATCTTTCCTTCAGTGCTTGCCCACTCAGGCAGTTCGAGTTGCCAGCGGGTCACGTTGTCCACCACGGGCGGTTCCGCCGCCCCGGCGACGGTGGCGAGGATAAACCCGCCCGCATCGTACTGGATGAAGAAAGCCATCTATCCGCCCGCGCTTTGAGTTACGCTTTGAGAAGCTGGGCTTCGGAGAATTCGCGAACCGCGAGAGCCACGACGGAGTACGAGGCTTCTCCTGCCTCGTCCTTCGTGATGCCCACGACCTTGCCCTTCACGCCGTCGGGAAGAATCACTTCCTCCCCTTCGCTGAAGGCAAATGGCGGCTTTCTGACTGGGTGTTCGGGATCGAAGGTGGATTCGACAGGGGCATCTGCTGGTTGTGCGGCGACGGTTTCGGTGGTTTGATCTTCGGTCATGGCGGTTCTCCTTGCTTGGCTTTGGCGTGTTACGAGACGGAAACGGTCGGGGTGACGTTCAGGGTGTCGCCACTCGCAACGGTTCGAGACGAGGCGAAGTCGCCCGCGCTGTAGAGCGTCCCGGAGGTGCCGGTGTTGACCGAGGACAGGAACGCCCCGGCGACAGTGGCGCTCGCGTTGATCGTGTAGGAGACGGCGGTGGCGGTGTTCGACCCCGAGGAGGTGGTGCCGAACGAGATAGCCGGGCGGTTGCCCGAGTACGGCGTGACTTCCGCCCAGCCTGCGTGTGAGGCGAGGGTGTCGCCGACAACGGCGGTGCCGGTGCCCTTCAGGCCGAGATACCACGCTGCGGTATAGGCCGACCCCTTGAAATACTTGTCCACGATGTCGGTCTTGCCGACCGTGGTGACGAGGTTGTGGATGGTTTCGCGCCACTTCTCTTTGCCGTCCGGACCGATGCACACCAAGTCGTAGCTGAAGGCGGGCGGGTTCATCCCTTCGTCGATGGCGGGGTTCATTACGGCCCCGGCACCCATGCCGTCGTGAATGGTGGTGCGCTCGGTCAAGTCGGTCATAGAGTCTCCTATTAGCTGATGTCGTTGAAAAAGAGGTGGTGGCCCTCCGTGAAGCACGGGGTTTTGCCGACGGCCCACGGTGGGACGCGGGGCATGCGGCGGTCGTAGTAATGGGTTGCGCCCTGCGTGCGGTCCGGCAGCGTGCCAGCCACGGCCTTCTCGGCGATGGCTACGGCTTGTGCGAAGACCGGATCGGCGACCGTGACGGATTTGAGTTTCGGCAGGTTGGGGTCGTTGGCGTTCCAGCAGGAGAACTGCCACGGCTTCAGGCATACTTCCTCGACCGTGCTTCCCCACCAGCGAGGCTTGGCCACGCGGTTCATGATGCAGCAGGCCACGTCTTCCATGCCGGGCTTCCCTTCCCCGCGGGCCTCGCCCCAGATCGTCCGCGCGAGCGTGTCGGCGGCGGTCATCGGCTACTCTTTCCGAGGAAGGCATCGTGCAGATCATCTACCTTCTGCTCGATGCGCACGACCGTCATCCGGACGCTATTGCTGTCGCCCTCAAGCTTGGCAATTCGCCCTTCGTAGCCGGAGATGTTGGCTGACACGATTCCTGCCGTGAACGCCATCGAGATGAGCAAAGCGATGAGGTGAAAGAAGGGACTTATCTTGCGCCAGACACGTTGAACCATACTACTCCTTATGCCGTAACTGAGTTGAATATAAGATTGCTGATTATCACCCCGGTGGTCGTCTCGGCGATTACGCCAGCCCACTTCTGGCTGATCTTGCCACCGGCGTAGTACGGGAGGCCGAGAAGAAGCGTGAAACACGCCAGCCATGCCCGCTCAGGATGCCCGGTCAGAAATGCCAGCCCGACGATGCACGGGGCGATCATCGCTTGACGCAGACCCATCGCCACGGTTCCCCAGCGCTTGCGCTGTTCGAAAGTGTCCGTGGGCAGGTTGAGCTTGCTCATCAGCCAGTCAACTGGCTTCAACGAGCCGCCGGAGGCGTCGATAATGCCGTGGATGGCTGCGAAGTATTTGCCCCACCCCCAGATTTCCCAGAAGGCGAGCGTGGCCGATGTCCACCAGAAGACCTGTAACAGATGGAGGTCGTCACCACCCGCGACAAGTGCAGTGGCCGCCGCCATTCCAGCCGTGGCAAGTGCCCGAGCTTCATTGGTCGAGGTGAGGTAGCCGAAGAACTTGCTGCCGCGCGCCCGGTTAAGGACGGCGAACGTGAGGCCGAAGGCGATCTGTTCGATCACGGCCTACCTGCTAGTCACGATGTTCAGGTTGCCGCCTGTCGAGAAAGTGTTGGTAGACCCGCTGGTCGCCTGAGAGAGCACAGTCACATAGTGAACGCCCTCGGAAAGTGTGTTCGTGACGTAAGAGTTGGATAGGGTGTCGCCGTTCGTTGAAAATGCGGGTATCTTCTGAGTAGTGAACCCTGACACCACGCTCGTCGAGTCGATGCCGAAGCCGACAAAGCTTGCAGCAATCGGGCTGACTTGAACAATCTGGTTTGTAGCCGCGTTGATGATCTCGTTCGCCCATGTCACGATATTGCAGCGGATTTCGCTATTTGGCTCGCCCACGCTGGTGCTGCTGTAGGTGCGGTTGGTGGAGTAGGCCGATGTCGCCATTACGCCCCTGTCGTTAAACCAACTGCGGACGTACCGCTTCGTGGCGGTGTCTGCGAAGGCTGGGCCGGTGTCGATGTATGCCATGCCGACGAGCGTGCGGGTTGAGTCGCCCGATTTGATCGTCACGCCTGTCGTGGTGTCAGTCGCGTATGCGGTGGCACTGGCTTCCAGCGTCATCACGCCGCTGCTCATGTAGGCGTAGATGTAGTAAAGCGTCGAGGGAGTCAGCGATACGGGCGTTGTTGGTGACAGCGAGACCCCTGCCGACGGAACCGTCTGGGGCACGCCGTTGATGGCCAACTTGTTGCCGTTGAGCGGCGATAGGACGAGGTTCGTGCTGACCTTCGCTAGCTTGCACTGGCCGTGGTTCAGGAGTGCCCCGTCCGCAGGGACGCTTTGCAGCACCCAGTACGTGCCGTCGTGAGCAAACGTGTAGACGCCGTTCGCTTTCAGTGCGTTCTGGCGGATCGGATTGCCATCCGGGCCGTTGGCCTGCACGTTGCCGAGGCTGTTGGTGTTAATCACGGTGTTTCCGGTGCCGCTGTTCGCGTTGGCGACCTTCACCCTGATCTGCATCCCTGTTGTCAGTGCCGCTGGGATCGGACTGAGCGCGATGGTGATCGTGTTCGGCGTGCCGCTGGTGTCCACGGCGTAGGTTGATGCGCCGCTCTGAACGGTTGGCAGGAATCCGGTGAGCTTTGGGTTAATGAACGGCGCGGTGGCGAGCGTCGCGATGTTCCCGCTTGTGACCGTGGATTGGCCGTTGGCGACGGTCACGGAATAGAGCCCGGTGAATCCGGCATCTGGCGACGGCGTGACTTGCGTGCCCGTCGTGGCCGAGATGCCCGCCTTAACCTGAACGAGGCAGACGCCTTTGCGCACGGTGTTCTGGGAGACGCCGGTGTTGTTCGGGCCGCTGTAAGCGACGGCGGGGTTCGAGGCGTTGTAGTACGGGAGCACGGCCGAACCGCTGTCGGTGTCCTGGTAGGCCACCTGCACGAGGTAGTTGATCGACTGGCCGGAAGTTACCGGGGCGGGGCAGTTCAGAACCGTCGTGGCGAGCACGATTCCCTGCTTGATGATCTGGTCAGTGGTGTCGGCGGCGAGGCTGCCGTAGGCTGTTCCGTCCACGTTCTGCTGGCTGTAGATCGCTCCTGCCGCGACGTTCACGGCCAAGCTTGCCGGGCTGGTTGGGGTGCAGGCGAGCCCGTCCACATAGGTGCCGGTGCCGAGGATTGCCTGTAGGGCGTACCCGAGGCCGACCATCGTGTTGCGGTTTTGCAAAAGCTGGTCGGTGTCCTGCGGAATTGCACCGGTGTACATGATCTGTCTATCCATTCAATTCTCCTGATCCGTTAGCTGGAAACTCGTGTCCAGATGATTGTGCCGACGGGCTTAACGCCGTCGATCGCTGCGTAAATGTCCGCATCGGTTACCGCTCCCAGAACGAGACTTGGGTTCGCGTATTCGATCTGGCTGGCCGTGCCATATGCACCGTGAGGGTCGCCGTAGCCCGCGATGAACGGGATGCCCTGCCCAGTGGGGCGGTACGCAACGACGAAAGCCTGAAACGGCAGTTGCAGCGAGCCGTAAGCCCCAGCAACCCCGTAGCCCATCGTGTTCGTGCCGTAGGCCCCGGTGTCAGCAGGTCGCGCGGGTTCGAACACCCACGGCGTGCGGCCCGTCAGGATTTCGAGCGCCCGGATCAGCCCGTGCCGCGTCGCCTTTTCGGGAAACAGGGCGGCGAGGATGCGGGAGCGGAAGGGTGAGTCCATCTCCTGCGTCTTCCTCGGCAGACCGGAGCCGAAGAAGTCGAATGAGATCATGTCGAGGAAGCCATCCGTCGCGGTAGAGATCCTCGTTTGGAGCCTTGCGTAGCTGGCCAGCCCGTAGACGGACGACAGTGCCCAGCCGATGCCGTTCAGCACCCCGTCGAGGATCGGCGTGCTGTCGCGGAACCAGCCGTTCGGCAGGAGTGCCTTCAGCCGGGTAACGATGTCGCCTTGGGTGCCAGTGGTCATGCGGCTAACTGATCGTGAGAACGCCGGTCTTGATGACCTGCTTGTTGTTTGCCGCGAGGTCGGACGTTCCCGCGTTGAGTAGGACGCCCGTTACGTTCGTCACGCCCGCGATGCCGTAGGCGATGGATGCGAGCTGGGTGTAGGGTAGCGAGACGCCGAGGGAGAGTGTGTTGATGAAGCTGGTGAGGGCGGTGGCCACGTTGGCGACTACAGTGGCGTGCGTGTACCCGGTGGCGGTGGTCAGCACCATCGTGACGTTTGCGGTTATGACGGTGGGCGCGAAGACGCCGAACGTGCTGCACAAGGGCCGCACAGCATCAATGGCGCTGCCAACGCTGGCAAGCAAGCCGCTTGATGGGCTGCCGGTGCCGTCATCGACGACCGCGTAAAAGTAGCCGTTGTTGAGTGTGCCGTTGTAGTTCAGATTTTCGGTCAGCGTGTCGCTCAGTCCTTGCTGCGTGCTCTTGATCGCGTATTCGACCGCCGCTCTGGTGGCCTTCGCGAGCGAGGCGAGATAAGCCACGAACCTGATTCTGACTGCGGGGTCGGATTCGGCGTCAAGACCGTTGGTGAATGCCGAGGCGTTCGTGACGGTGTCCACGCCGGGGATGGAAGAGGTGATGACGGTGATCGTCCCAGCCTGCACATTGCCCGATGCGCCTGCCACCGTGTTCTGTGTGGGGACGTTGACGCTTGAGGTGTTTGCCGCGAGGACATACCCGTTCAAGGTGGCGCTGTACGCTGCGTTCGTGGTGTCAACGGAGACGGTGAAAGTCTGTGTGCCATCAGAGGTCTGGACGGTCGAGCCGACAGGCACGAGAGATTGTTGCGTTGGGGTGAACCGACTTAGGGTGACTTGTCCCGTGGACGCCACGGCCTTCAATCGCGTAAAGCCGAAGTCGGCCATCCAGCTATCGAGGTCAGCGCCGCTGCTTGTGGCTGCCCGCGTCAGGATCAGAACCTGCAGGATGATCGCCTGCAGCCACAGCACAACGGCTGCGGTCGCTTCCGCGATGGCTCGCAGGACGGAGCCGACGGTGAAGTTGACCAGCGCGGAGGCTGATCCCTGCACGGCCGTCGCGATGTTCGAGACGAGCTGGCTAAACGTGAAAGTCTGCAATGAGGCCATAATCTCTACGGTGTGACGCTGAAGCTTAGCGCGGTTGGTTGCGAGGAGTCAACCTCCACGTACTGAATCTGCACGTCGAGGCCGTTCGGGATTGAGCTGGTGACGATCTGCGGGGCCGGGGATTGAACCACGCTCGGCTCCAGGTACATCTGCGACTTGATGAGGCTGTCGATCTCGTTCTCCCTTATCGGCATGCCGATCTGGCGGGGAAGCCCAGCACCATAGCCCGGCTGCCAGATGTAGTCGGTCGGGTTCGTGAGGAGCCTGCGGAGAACCCGCTGCTGACTCTCCAGCACGCTGTCGGCCACGAGCAGGTCGCCGTTCGCCCCGAGCTGGAGGTCGCCGCTGAAAAAGTGTCCGATGTCGGGCATAGCTATCCTGCCGAAGTAACTGTAGTGACGTGAGAAGCCCCCATCGTCTGGTTGGGCGTCCCTGTGGTTCCGCCCGGTGCCGGGTGGGTATGGCTGTTGAATAGGGCCTGCATCGCCGACGTGACCAGTTTCTGGAGCGTCTGGCCGACGCTGCCCAGGTTGATCGCGGGGGCGGTGACGTTCACGGTGGACGCAGCCGTGATGTTGATTGTCGGCGCGGTTGCGTCGATTTCGAGGTGCCCGTTGATCGTCATTTTCCCGTCGTTGGTCATCTTCACGCACGTTCCCGACTGATGCACCAGCCAGAACTCGCCGGACGGCACGTTGAGCGGCGGTGCGGCGTTGCCGTAGAAGCGGAGTGAGACGTAGGCGGCGAGTTTGCCGCCCTCCTGAAAGTGGACGTCCACCACGTCGCCGGGCGTCGGGGGGCAGAACATGCCCCATCCGCTGCCCACCCACGGGGTAGCCACGGGCAGAAAGCCCGTCTCGAAGCCTTCCGGCTGGATCGTCACCTTGGCGGCGTATCGGTTCGGGTCGTAGCTGCTGACGATGCCCATGCGCACGAGCGCGCGTTGGCTCATCGCCTTTTCGCTTTCCCTGCGGTTGAGGTTGTTGAGTCCTTGCATCATCCGAGTACGACCGTGCTTTGAGTACTGTGGTTCTTCGCCCGAAGCTCCATCCGGTAGCCTTCCTCGAAGGAGATGCGACGGGTAATCGTGTCGGGGTAGTAATTCTGGTCCCATGCCGTGTTCGTGCCGACGAGTTGCACCATCGCGCGGGTAGTGAGCAGGTTGTCGCCCGGCAGGCTTGCCGTCAGAACGCGTTCATGGCGAGTGATCTCCTCGGCCTTCGCCTTGGCGAACTGGAGCGCCTTGTCCCGCGTCAGGTTGGGAACGACGTAGCTGTAGGTCTGTGCGTTGCCGCCGCCTCTTTGGCTCTTGAACGCTTGCGTCACCTTGTACGTGACGACGAAGCTTTTCTGCTGCTGCTGGTTCCACGTCTGAACCTTGACGATGATGTCCTTGGCAAGCGTCTGCGACCGCGTCAGGTGGATGTCGATTGCGTTCGAGTTCGGCGGCTCCGACCACGCGAGGATGTACGGCGGTGCCGTGTTGACCGGCGGCGGCTGGAAATACAGCGTGTTGCCGCTGACCCACACGTCGAAGCCTTCCCGCCCCGCGAGGTAGACGAGCAGGTCCCACTCCGTCTGCTCCTGCGTCAGGACGACGTTGTCGATGTCGTAAAACGTGCCCGCTTTCGTCGTGGTCGCCTGCACCGCTGGCGTCAGGCCGTGGCGTTTGGCGAGGGTTTCGGCTATCTGGCTCGACGACTGGTTGACGAATTTTTCCGCCGTCTTGCTGTCGATGAGCTGGGCGGACAGGTCGCGCCCGGTGAGAGTGATCGACCGGCGAACGGGGTCGTAGTCGATGCTGTCCACCTGCCCGAGAATCCATTGTGTGGTCGTCAGGTTGCCCGAATCGTCCTCGAACCCCGCCGCCACCGATACCCGGTCGCCGGAGGAGAGCGCCCAGTAGGCCGGGGCGAGTTCAGGCGGCAGGCCGCTGCTCGCGGCGACGACGCGGAACGTGTCGGCCGTGAAATGGCTGGCGTTCGTGACTTCGACTTCGGTCACCCCGGTCAAGGGGATGCCGTTGACTGCGACCTTGCAGCGGGGTTTGCGGGTAACTCCGGTGGCGAGACGTGGGTTGTTCAGGCTGCTAAGCAGGGACAAAAATGCCTCCGCCCGCATTCGGATCGACCGAAGGTATCTGAAGAGTGACGATTCCGGTCAGCACCGGGTCGATCAGGCCGTTTTCCTGCGCGATCCGGTTCCATTGCGTCGCGTCCCCGAGGTATTGCAGGGCGATCTGGTAGAGGTTCCCCCCGGCGACGGTGACGGTGCGCATGGTTCAGTTCCCCTTGTTCGCGGTGTTCACGCCCATGCGGGCGAGCACGCTGTTGAGCTGGTACAGGTTTCCGAGCTGGCTGAAGCCGGAAGCGCCGGAGCTGAGCAAGCCGCCCATGATTGACGGCGAGCCTCCCGCACTGACCGGGGCGGTGTTGATTCCTGCCGTGGTCGTGGAGATGACGCCCTGAGTTGTCGCCTGAGCCGATGTGATCGAGGTTTGCAGGCTGGCCAGCAACGGCCCTTCGGCGACTGCTGTAGCCCCTGCGAGCGCATTCGTGGTGGCGGGTACGCCAGCCTGATAATTCGTGAACGCAGTGGCTACCGCACCGACGGCGGTGCTGATCGTCGAACTGGCGATGACGCTGCTCAGCCCCACGGCTTCCGCGAGGTCGCCCGCCATCGCTTCGATGAACCCGACTATCGCTTCGGCGATGACCTGCGTCTCGTTCGTCACGACCTGGCAGGTGATGCTGTACGGGATCTCGAAGGGCTGGTGGAAATCGGCTTTGAAGTCCCGGATGACAACCTGGTAGCGGTTCAGGCTCCACGTCAGGAGCAGTTGCTTCCCTGCCCGGCGCATGAAGTCGAGCAGCAACGCCCGTTCCTCCGCGCTGTCGCCGCGAAAGCGCCCCGACCAGTGGACATCGTCGTCATCCGGCCCCATCGCGTCGATCACGCGCTTGCCGCCGGGCTGTTTGTGGGTGACCAGCATCTGCTGGCCGCCGAAGTTGATGGTCTCCGGTATCTCGAAGCCCGCGAATACGATCCCGCCGAGGGTGAGCGTCGTCATGGGGCGAACGGATTGTGGGAAGGCGATACGAAAGACTGCCTGCCGTCGAAGCCGCTGCCGGACGATTGCGAGGTATTCAGGGCGTGGTACTGGTAGTCGGAGACAATTTTCGCGATCTGCCTGCCGTCGAGATTGACCGGGACTTCGATCACGGATTTGCCGCGTCCCCCGCGAGGTGGGGTCACACCGTATCGACCGGGATTGTCAGCAAGAATTCGGTTCCCGATGCGTTCGCCGAACTTTTCCGCCATCACGAACGGGTTGTACTTCGTCAGGCCGTGATCGTCGGCCCATTTGCCGATGCCTTCGGCGTTGGCGATGGCGAGGGCGATTGCTGCCAGCGGCCCGAGGACTGCTGTCAGGCCGGTAAGGGCAGGCAGCACGGAACCCGTGATCTGGGCGGCAAGTGTGGGCATCAGGAATTTGATGCCGATGAAAGCCGCCTTGAGGGTCAGGAGCGACCCGCTGAACAAAAGGGCTGCTGACAGGCCAGCGAAGCCGTAGATGATCGTGTCGAAAACGCGCGGGTGCTGGTAGACAAATTGGCCGACCGCTCGCAGGACTTCCGCGAGCTTGTTCAACGCGGGGATGATGATCGGGATCAGGGAATTGCCCGCCGCCGTCTTGAGGTTATCCCAAGCAGCACCGAGAGCCTTATCCGCCCCGCCCGGCGTCGTCATCGCCAGCTTGAAGAGCTGCTGGGTGTCCATCGCGCCCTTGCTGATCGCCATGTTCTTTTCGATCTTGTCCTGCTGCAAGAACATCAGGCTGAACAGGTTCGAGGCGGTGCGGTTGCCGAATATCGACCCCATCTCGTTGAGGATCGCCGATTCGGACGTGATTCCCTTGGCCTTCATAGCCGGGATGAACACTTCCTGCATCCAGCGGAATGGGTCGGATGCGAACTGGTCCATGCCTTTGAGCGCGCCGGGGTGGATGCTTTTCACCTCGCCGATTTTGTTGTACTCGACCATTCGGGGGTTCAGGATGCCGAGCTTCATCATCTCGCGAGCCGCGCGGACGGTAGCCCGGCCCTGCGCGAGGTTGTTGTAGGCGCTCATCGTTGCGGTACCGACGCGGTTACCGCTCATCTCCTGAATCAGCGGTTCCATCGTGTAATAGAAGGACTCGTTGCTGAGCAAGCGCCCCGCGACACCGGCGGTCTTGATGAACTGCAGGTAATCGCTCGGCTTCACCATGCCCCCGGTGCCGGAGATGACTTTCTGCATCATGTCGGCTTGGCCCATGAACGCCTGGGGGCTCTTGAACCCGCCCTTCATTTCGATGATCTTTTCCATCGCCCGGAGCTGGTTTTCGCTGAAGTCCATGCCGTGAGAGCCGAAGACGGCTTGGTTCGCGAACTTCATCTGTGCGATCTGCGGGGCCAGCGATTTCGCCATGCCGTAGTCGCCCAGCGCTGTGTGCAGGTCGCGGGTGGTGCGGATCAGGTCGGTCGCGGAAGCGCCGATGACGCTGGCACCGCGTGCGAACTTGTCGGCGTCGCTGTTGATGGAGTCACCGAGGCCCACTGCCTTGAACTGGGCGAGCGCCTGCTGGTACTCCTTCGCGGCGTCGAGCGTTTTGCCCAGCGCGTGGAGACCGGCGTACCCGATCCCGCCGAAGATGGCTCCGGCGAGGCCAAGAGTCTTGATTTCCCGCAGCGTCGCGTGCAGCTTCTTCGCCTGCGCGTCGGTCTTGGCGAGGTCACCCTGAATCAAAAACAGCCCGCGGCTGATCTGGTTCGTCAGGGCGATGGTAATGCCAACCTTGTACGCCTCAGTCATGGTCAATCAACATTTTGCCGCCGTGAACACCCTTGCCGACCAGTGAGGCCACGGCATGTTCACCGACGGTGGTTAAAACTTCATCCAGCTTCTCTACCAAAGCACCCCCGAGTGTGGAGCGCGGCGGGATGTGTGCGGTGCCCAGCTCCTGGTACACCATGATGTCTGAATTCGAGCCGACATGTCCTTCGTTGCCCGTGACTTTCCGCTCGATGCTGTCGCGCATTTCGCCGGTGCGCAGCAGAGGCTTGTGATCCTCTTCCGTTGCGTAGCCGAGTTCAATCTTGCCGGGGAATCGAATCCCGTTGGCATAACCGCCGTGGAGCGTGGATTCGGCCAGTTCAGCCCACGCCACGAACGGCCCGGCCTGATCCTGATACTCGCCGATTTTCTCCTTGGCACGCTTCTGGACGATGCGGGTCGCCTTGTCGAGAGCGGACTGCTCCATTTTGTGCTGTAGCAGGGCGACTTCACCCAGCTTGAGCGCCAGTTCGAGGAGTTCCATCAGCTAATCCCGTTCTTTCCACGACATTCGATTCCAGTCCCATTCCCTGCCGTCGTGCTGGCCGAAGATGATCGTCCACGCCATCGCGTCTTCAGGAGGGAGGCTGAACGCTACGTCAAAAGGCACCCCGTTCTTAACCAGATAAAGACACAGGTTCAGTTCGGGATGCTCTACTCGTTTTTTAGTGCGGCGTTCCCCGTCAGGGCCGAGGTCGCTTCTATCGCCTGCTTCTCGAAGTGCTCCGCTAGCGCGTTCATACCGTCGTCGTCGAGCCTTTGCACGAGGGCTTCGAGCTGCATTTTGGTTGACGGCTTATCAATTGAGTCGCCGTCGATGCTCGCGACATGGAAGGCAAGCGCCGCATAGCCCAGATACTGTTCGTTCTTCGAGTTCTCAGGCCCGATGGCCTCAAACATGCGAAGCCGATCGAGGGCACTGAATTTACGGATGGCGATGGAGCGGCCCCGCGAGTCCGTGACGTGTGCCAGTTGGCTGGCCGCTTTGACGATGGACTGGCTGGGTGTTTCGCTGTCGGTGGTTTTGTTGATTGTGACTTTGGCCATACGTCCCCCTATGCGACCTTGATTTTCTTCGCGGCCTCGAAGGTGATGGACTGCTCCACCTTCTTGTCGCCACCCCAGTCGCCGCTCTTCTCCAGACGGAGGATGACGCCGGTGTAGCGCCACTCGGTGATCGAGCCATCGGCTTCGGTGATAATCTCGCTGATCGTGCCAGCCTTCTGGTTCTTTCCGGCGTAGTAGTCGGCTTCGACCTGCGCCCAGTAGTTGTCCACCGTGGGGTCCATGCGGTCGAGTTTGAAGGAGCCCTTGTAGCCGTCCGGGATGAACCCGAAGCGCGGCGTGCCGTCGAGAGCCTTCGATTTGAGGTCGGTGGTCATCGGGTCGGCGCTGAAGTCGGTGAGACCGGCGAATTTCATGGTGCCGTAGCTGGTCACCACGGTCAGCGACACGTCTTTGCCGACTGAAAAATCATTGATTGGCATGGGCGATACTCCTTGTCAGTTAAAATGCAGGCGCGGTGCCGCCGCGGTTGACGACGACCGACTGGCCGCCCTCGACGTTGACGAGGAACACCTCGTTGATGGCGAGGTAGCGGACCTTAACGTCGGCCTGCTGGTAGCCCAGCGCGGTGCGGCTCTGCGGGTTGTTCGAGAGATCAAGCACGACCTTCCACTCCTGAATCATGCCCTGCTGGGACATGTTCGCGAAGAAGCTGTCGAGCGTGGCCTTGGCCTGCTGCATCTCGGTCGGGCTGATGAGCTTGCCGATGTAGATGCCCATGCCCGCGTTCAGCGACGATGCGATGTAGTTGGTCATGCGGGTGTAGTTGTCGCCGTGAACCACCGCGTTGCTCGACGTGTTGTGGCCGAAGCGCGCGCCGAAGTATTTCCCGCCCGGAACCGGGTTGGCGATTACGTCGATGCCCGCCTGTCCGAGCGACTGAAGCTCGGCGTTGCTGTACTGCTGGTTGGCGTAGCTCTTCTGCGTGCCGACGATGCCGAGCATCTGCTTGTTCAGGCTCGACTGCTCGGGGGACAGATTGGCCAGAATCCCGGCGACGAAGCCCTGTGGCGAAATCAGGCGCACCTGGTTGTTCACGTTGTCGTTGATGTACACCCAGTCTCCGAAGAGCAGCTTCGCAGCGTAGCTGTCGATGCCCGCCGTGCCCTTCACGGTGACGGCGTTGCTGATCGTGTCGCCCGCCGGTCCGGTGAGGATCATGTAAGTGCCTTCGGACAGGCCGTAGGCGACCTGAGCCGACCACTGGGTCGAATCGTCGGCGTCCGCGAGCATGGCGATGGAAGCGCCGGTGCCGCGCAGGGCGTACATGCCCTTGCGGGGGATGGTGTCCAGTCCGATGAGAACTGAAGCAGTGATTGTTGCCGCGCCGTCGATGCCGCCGGACATGGAAACCGTCAGCGGAACGGTGGGTGCCGTGGTGCCGGAGCCTGCCGTGGCGACGATGATCTGGGATGGGCCGCGAAGGCCGCTCTGGCCGAGGTTGATCGCGTTCGCCATGTTGACGAAGATTGCGTTGCCAGTGCCGCCGATGTTGTCGAAGACTTCCGGAAGCTGGCCGGGCAGCGAAGCGGTGACTTTGAACGTCGGCGTGCCGGACGTGCTGTTCGTGCCCGCCGAGATGATGACGCTCAGGCTGTTGCCGAGCGAGCCGGTGTACTTGCCCGTGAAGGTGATGCCTATCCCGGTGCCTGCCGTGCCGCTGGCTGCGGCATCCGTTCCGTCAGTGACGCGCACCAGACGGAAGTTGGCCGCTCCCTGAAGGGCTGCTGCGGCGACGGCCGTGCCGAGGTCGTACTTGCGGGCCTGCATCTGGCCAAACTGGCTGGCGGTGTCAGCCACCCCGCTGGCGATGGTCGGGCTGTTCACCGGACCCCATGTCGCCGTCCCGACGATGCCGAGGACGTTGGTGGGCACGCCGTTGAGGAGCGTCCACGACGGCGGGACGATCTGGACGATCAGGTCGGGTACGATGAGCGCGTTGGTGTTGATTTGGCCCTGCTGGACGATGGTCATGGCGGGTTACTCCTGATTGCTGGTTTTTGAAGTGGTTTTGACCGCCGGGGCGTCCTCGTGGTTGGCGCGCACGACGTTGCCAGCGTGTTCACCTGCCAGAATCTGTTCCATCTCCTGCGGATCGGTGATGCGTTCACCGGCTGCGCGGCCTCCGAACGGGTTAGTGACGACGAGAACTTGGGCCATGCGTATCTCCTTGGCGGCTAGATGGTAAAGGTTGCGATTGCGGGGTTGCTCGGGTCGAGGCCGCCGGTCAGGTTGAACAGCTCGGCCACGATCTGGCTGGCTGATTGCGTGTTGGTGGTCGCGTATTCGACCGAGTAGAAGAGGTCGCGGCGGTAAAGCACTGCACGCTCCACGCGGTCGGAAACCCGGCTGCGTTCGTAGAGCAAGCGGCCTCCGGTGCCGTCCGGCAGGCTCAGGCGCTCCATTCCGGCCAGCGCGGCGTCCACGGGAGCGACGATTGCGTCCCGGAGCGTCGGGTTTGGACACCAGAAGGTGATCTGAAAGGTCCGTTTCTGTCGTTTCGTCTCCCGGATGACCGTTCCCACGGCCCCGACTCGGGCTGCGAGCTGCTTGGCTGCGGGGATGGTGACGACCGCTCCTACGCTGGTCGCGGGGGTATCGGCGTTTATCAGGGCGGCGAGAGCGGTAGCGATGCTGCTCGGGGTGTCGCCGGGCTGCACCGCGTAGACGTAACCCTTTCGGTTCACCAGTGCTGCGGCATTCAGCGGTGAACTGGATGTGCCTCCTACGGTGATCGTGGTGCCCGACGCGGTGAGCGTCAGTGCCGGGGTCGGCAGGGTCTGGAGCTGCCAGTCCTTCGTGTAGCGGGTCATCTTCTGCTCGGGATCGAGCGGAAAGACGGTGACGTTGATCTTGCCCGCCGCGAGGTCGGTGTCGAGGCTCGCCGGGATCGGCCAGCCGCGATAAACACGGCAATCAGCGTTCGCCACGGACGGGTTGCCCGTGCCGGTGGGGTAGATGGCCTGCGTGACTGCGGCTACGAGGGCGTTTTCAACATCGGACAGGTCGGCCAAGCGGCGCTCCGTGTGTCTACAGGACTTGCGTGATCCGCGCGATCAATGCTTCGACGCCGGATTTGATTTCAGCAGCTACCGCGTGCTCGATGCTTTCGAGCTTGGCGAGGACGGCGGACAGGTCGTCCGAGATTTCATCTAGTTCGGACTTGGCTGGTGATTCGGCGACAGATTCAGCCGGGTTGCTCTCGGCACTCGTCGCAGCAGGTTGCGATTCTGCAGGGGCGTCTTCCGTGGCAGGAACAGTAGCAGGTTGTGCTGCTGGCGATTCGGACAAAGGGGCGTTATCCTGCTCTGGTGCCGGGGTGGTGATGTCGTCGGTCATAAGTCCTCCAAAATGGGTTGTTAAGTTCGTTACGTGTTGGCCTGCATGGCCGTGATGCGGTAGCCGAGGTCGGTGAGCTCCACCGAGCTGGCGATGTAGCGCTTCCCGAGGTCATCGACGATCAGGTCGCCGTAAAGGACGGTACCGACACTTGCAGGCATGAGCAGTACCCACCAAGGCAGGCGCACGTCGCCCGGAAGGTCGGCTTCGTTCTTCTCGCCCTTCGTGCCCTGCAAGATGCTGCATGGGACACCGCTGACGTAGGGCGTTTCGTTCTGCTGAGTCATGCCGCTGTAGCTGACTGCGCCAACCGCCGTTTGCCTTGGGACGCGGGAAAGCGTCACGGTGCGGTTGCACTCCACGACGAGGATCGGGAGTAGAGCTTGCAAGGCGGCGACAAAGAACGTGCCTTCCGAACCGACGAAGTAGTCGCCGGGTTGAAGGCCGCACCCGTCAACGAGTGCATACCACGTCGCTTTGCCGTACTTGTTCGGCTTGCTGTACTTCATGTCCTCCGCGTTCAGCGAGACATAGCGGCAGAACAGTGGGTTGTTCAGCGTGTGCGTGACGGGGTCAGTCCAGACGGTAGGCGTAACGCCGCTTGCCGGGCGGGAGAACTGGCAGGCCGAGCCGAGCACGGCTGCGGCTTTGGCGTATCCACGCCAGATTCGCTGCTGAATGGACTGGCCGTTCATCGAACGATCAGGACCGGACGACCCGCCCACCCGCCGCCAATTGGGGGCCGGGTGGGAAGCCGAGGAAGGTACACAACTCGCGACGAAGGTAGTTGTAAAAGCTGATGCGGTCGCTGATTTCGTTGCTGTTGCGCTTCCAGACCGCCGCCGATTCCGTGTCGAGGTTAGACGCCGCGCCCTGGATTTCCTGTTCGCGGGCCTTCAGGGCCGGAAGGTAGGTGTTCACGATGACCATCTCCTCGTTGACCGACAGGTTGGCCAGTCGGTAGTCGAGCGAAAGCCCCATGTAGGAGACGTTCGAGTACACGAGTTCCCGGTACGGCTGCGCTGTCGCGTTGCCGGACACGGAATAGCCCATGAAGCGTCGAACGTCAACGAGTTGGTCATCAGTGAGGAGCATTGGTCGTTAAGCGTGCTGCCAGCCAGCAGCCTTGTGGGCTTCGACGGTCGTAGGATGAACGTGGAGGTGTTCGCCGTTCTTGTGCATCTTGACGAGGCCTTCGGTGGATTCTTCGGCAGCAGCCGCTTCGGTGACCTGTGCTTCGGTTTCGGCTTCATCAGCCTTGGTGGTTTTCTTCGACATAAGTTCTCCTTAAAAGATGGGCGGCAGCCGAAGCCGCCGCCCAGGTTGCGTCAGATTAGCCCTGCAGGATAGCGATGTTGTTCGGCTTGATCGCGTTCGCGCCCCAAGCCAGACCGACCAGGAACAGCATCTGCTTGAACTGGCGGTAAACCGCGACTTCAAAGGTGATGCCGGAAATCGGGTCGGTCACCATCAGCACGTCATCCGCCGAGTCCATCGGTTCGCCGTTCGGGCCGAGCGGACGAGCAGGTGCGCGCGTGACGAGCTGGATAGCTGAACGGTGGAACGCGAGGTTCGGGGTATAGCTGTTGCCCACGGTCATCGCGTTAGCGGTGCCGATCGTCACCAGCGCACCGGGATCGCCGATGGTGATGGTGCCCGGAGCCGCAACGCCAGAGTTCACGACGTACTTGTTGTTGGCGTCCGCCGCGAACGTTACCACGTCGCCAGCGTTCACCGTGCCGGTGCCGGTCACGAGCGCGATGCTCTTGACGCCCGGCGCGGTGGAACCGGAGGTGACATACGACGCGCCGGAGCCCTTCGTGATCTGCGAGATCGAGTTGCTGTTGTGCAGCATGAAGCCGTCGAGTGGAACTTCGGCAATCGCACCAGAACGGCGGAATGCGTCGGAGCCATTTTCGTTGGCTTTCAGCAGGATGGTTTGCTTGCCGCGCAGGTTTGCCACAGCACTTGAACCCAGCACGAGGTGCAGGTCGCTTTGCGGGCAGCCGTTGTCGTCAAGGATTTTGCGAACCATCGCAGCATCGGAGAGATCGCCAGCAGTACCGAACGGAGCGGTGCCTGCGGTACCGTAAGCGCGGGAAGCGCCCTGGTAGCCTGCATTCACCAAGTCGGTTTCCATCGTGTTGACGATAGTGCGGAAAGCCTGTGAAAACTGGTTGAGCAGAATTTCGTTGAACGTGCCCGCAGACCGCAGACCGAGCTGTTGCTCACCGTTCCAGCGGATCGGGTAGCTCTTGCTCTTGGAAATGGTCATCGACACGTTGCCGACCGTGTGGTCACCGTTATCGGGTGAGGTCACGGCAGGGGTGTTGTCGATCAGCGTGGTAGGCTGCGTTACAGGAACAAGAATGGTCTGGTTCAACGCGGCACGTTCAGCGCTGCTGTTCTTGGTGACAGCGGGGATCATGCCCACCATCTCGCGGGAAACAATATCCAGCGATTCGTAGATAGTTGGGATTAGGTTTGTGATTGTACTCGAACCCATAGGTAGTCTCCTTCTAAATGAAAAACCCCGCCGGTATGGCAGGGAGTTGGTTGTTGCAGGTTAAAATCGTCCCGCCATCCGGCGGGGCTTCTCGTTAGTCAGTAATCGTCGCCTCGCGGGCCACCTTGGCACGCTCCATCGGATCGGTAATAGCGTCAAACTGCGCGCGGGTAACCTGCTTCTTCCCACCAGTGCCGCCTCCGGACCCACCAGCGCCGCCGCCAGAAGCGCCGGTGCCTTTCAGGATGCTGTCGCGGTACGGGTAGGAATCGACGAGGATTTCGAGCGCTTCGTCGAACTCGGCAACTTCACCGGGGCGCGCGCGGCTGTAAACGCGGTTGCCCGATCCGTCTTTGGCGATGATCTTGCCATCCTCGATGGCAAAGTTGGTGCCGAAGCGGGCCTGAGCCAGATCGACAGGGATCGCCATCTTGTCCTGAATGAACTTCGAGCGGCTGAACGCACCGCCCAGCTTCTCCTGGTGCAGTTCGTTCTTCAGTGCGTCACGCTCATCCACGACGGGCTTGTACTTGTTTTCAGTGGCGGCGAGCTGCTGGTCGAAGGCCTCCTTGGCCTCCTTCTTCACCTTCTCGACTTCACCGGCATCAATCAGTTTCTTGTCGTCGTAGTTCTTCACGGTTTCCAGCGCCTTGAGCGCCTTGGCCGGGTCTTCGATGCCCTCGAACAGCTTCAGTTTGCCTTCGGCTGCTTCCTTGGCTTCGCGGTGGGTCTTCGCCTCACTGTTGAGGCGGGCGATGGTGTCGCGGGTTGCCGGAGCATCGAAGGCGATTTCCTTGCCGTCGTCGGTCACGTAGACGGGCTTGCCGTCCTGAACCACGACTGCGCCTTTGTCGTCAAGTTTGAGCTTCATGTAGTACGTCTCTTTCTCGGCCATCCGACCGTCTTGTGGGACCATCCGGCCCCGGTTGCACCGCTCGGTAATCCCCCTTGCGGCATTCTGTGTGCGGGCTGACCCGCTATACGTTCACTTTCTCCTGACGCTCGATGTCCGGCTTCTCGGCCTTCGCAGCGGCGATTTCCTTCTCCACGTCGATGTCGGCGCTGAGCAGGCCACGGCGTTTCAATTCGTTCAGCAGCGTGGCGTGGCTGAGCGACCCGTCCGCCTTCATCTCGAAGAGCAACTGGGCCGAGCCTTCCGCCAACGTCGCGACTCCGAAGTCGCTGTAGACGGAGACGTGACCGCCTTCCTTCTCGCCGACGTACATCGCCATCAGGTCGAGCGCCTGGTCGAGGGCGTCTTCGAGCGACTGCATGATTCGCTGCAGGTCGCACATGCCCGGCTCGTTGTCGGCAACCGTCTGGGCTACCGTCAGGTTGCCCGGCTTGATGACCAGCAGTTCGGCTCCGACCTGCCGCATCTTGTCTTCGAGGTCGAGCAACGACAGGCGGCCCGCTTCGATGGCCTTCCCGCTGTGCTCGACGTATTTCATGTCTGCGTGTTCGCCGGAAGCGCTGATGAATGAACCCGCGCCGACGTTGAGTGCCGTTTCTGGTCCGAGGTCTTTGCCGAACAGGATGGGCACGCGGGCGACATGCAAGATGGTCTGCTGATCGCTCTTGCTCTGCCAGTGTTCGACGTTCAGGTGGGCGAGTTCGAGCATGGGCGGCGTGCCGACCATGAACGCCTTGCGGAAGCCGTAGACCGGCACGAAGGGGACGACTTTGATGTTGGTCGTGCCGGTTTCGTACTCCGTCCACTCCTCGGCACCCGTGGTGCTTTTAGTCTTGCGGTAGGTCGTCCACTTGCCGGGTTCGAGCACACGGACCTGCTGGACCGACTTCGTGCCGAAAGCCCCGTCTGGTTCTTCTACGCATTCCATCAGGCGGAGTTGGCTCAGGGACCAAACGCTGCCCCGCTTCTCCGCGCGCCAGCCCAGAATCGCGTCATGGCGGACGTGAACGAAGTAGGGGCGGATGCCCGCCTTCTTCTCGTCTGCTGCCGTTCTCGTTCCGCCTGCTGGCGGGCAATCCACGAGGATGCCGCAGATGCCGTAGCCGAGTGCGTTGAAGCACAGGTCGGACGCGAAGGCGTGGAGGTTCCGGCCTTCGAGGTCGATATCGTCGAGCCATTCCACCATCCGCTCCGGCACGTCTTCGCCGATGTTCAGCGGCTTGCTGAACGGCTTGCCGGTCAGGACGGATACCGTCCGCGAGTAAGCTGGGAACAGCGTCGCCGTCTTGAGCCGAGATTTGTAAGACTCCGCGTCTTCCGCTGGCCACTGCGGGAGATACCGCGAGCCTGCCTTCCGCATGGCGTCGGTGCCGCCCATCAGGGCTTCGATGACGCCCCAGTTCTGGGCCATCTGCTCAACCGCGTCCGACTGTTTTGCTACGTTGTTTTCTGTCATGCTCACATCCTGAGCGGGGCCACCGTGGCGGTGCCCGGCCCGTCGATCAATAATTCGGTTGCGGCCCAGACCAGCGCGTCAACGCGGTTCGGGCTGTTTTTCGATTCCAGCGGCACCCACGTCACCATCTCGTCTTCGAGGCCGATGAACGTACCGCAGTGGTGCATACGGCCCTGCTCGTAGAGAGCGGCCACCGGTTCGGCTCGGGCTTGCTTGCCGCGTGAGGCGTGGACCAGCTTGACCGGAGCGTTCCGGTCAACGACGCGGATGGTGCTTTCGACCATCGCCCCGCCAAAGTTCGCTTCCGCGACGATGCGATCCGCCTTGTATTGGCGGTAGAGGGCCACCGCTTTGCTCGCCCAGGTCTCGGGCGTGTACTTGCCGGAGTGGTCCGCGAGGATGTAGCCGTGCTTCTGGGCGTCCTTGCCCACAACCACGAGTCCCACTTCGTCGTTTTGAACCCCGTCGCCGCCGGACGGGTCAACCGCCACGACGATGCGCTTCATCACCGGCAGTTCGCCAGTGTGGCGGAGGTTGTTGATCTGGTCTCGTTTCCAGAGCGCGCCCGGCACTTCGGCGGAAAACGCTTCTTCTGGCGTGGCCGGGTATTCCCGGCGGAAGTTGTGGACGCCGTTCAGTTCGACGATCTTCGCCCTGCGCCACGCGATCTGCTGGTCGTCGAGGCCGTATGCGGTCTGGTAGGCCAGTTCGTCCTCGGTCGGCTTGAAGCCATCCGGCACTGTCTTGCGGTACTCCGGCTGCCAGAACCACGGAATGAACACGAGAATGTACTCGCCTTCACCGCGCATGGCCGCCGCGCACATTTCGTAGAAGAGGCCTTGGCGACCGTTCGACGTGCTTTCGAGGATCACCTCGGTGCCCGGTTCGTCCGGTACGGCTTGAAGCGCTCCGGCGACGTGAGTGTCGGCGTTTGGCCAGTAGGCGACTTCCGACCCGTGGAAGAGCTGGATGGTGTCACCTCGTCCGACGCCCTTGCTGCCGGCGGTGCCGACCTTGTACCCGCTGTCGAGTTTGTCGAAGAGCAGCTCCTTGGCGTTCGAGGCCCGCAGCGACGGCCGGACGACCGGCGGGCAGTGCTCGTAGAACCGCTTCGCCATCCCGAACAGGTTGTTCGTCGCCTCATCGAGATGCGTCAGGATGAACGCCTTGATGCCGATCAGGTGCGTGACCTTGTGGAAGAACCGGCCTTCCGTGTACGTCGAGCAGCCCTGCTGCCGTCCCTTCACCACCAGCGCGCGGACCTTGCCGGTCTTTGCCTTCTGCTCTTCGAGCCTGTCGTGAAGGTAGAGCTGGGCTTCGTTCAGTTTGAGCGGCTGGACACGGCCGCTTTTGGAGCGGATGGTCAGGCAGCGTGATGCGTACCAGCGAAAGTCGTCGCGGAGCCGGAGACGGATACCCTTTTCACTCGGGGTCATGCCGCAACTGTTTGAATAGTCTCAATACATGCATTTTGTTGTGCATATGATGCACTTTCTTGTTGCGCTTGTGCATAATCTGCACTAATGTGTTTTTCATGAGCGGCACTGAAGCCGCCAGCATACGAAAGGAATCGAGCCATGAAGATCACTGTCAAAGTCCGCGAAGTATACGGCAACAAGACCATTTATCCTGTCTGCGATAAGGCGAAGCTGTTTGCGAAGATGTTGGGCCAGAAGACCCTCACCCATAGCAACCTCTGCCTCATCGAGCAGATTGGCTTCTTGATCGAGGCCGAGCAGCAAACGCTGGCGGCATGAACCGCGACGATCTTGTAGGGCTGCTTGACAAGCTGTTCGGCTCTCAAGCCGAGGCATCCCGACAACTCAACACGTCACGTCGCACCATCGCAGCATGGGGCAAGGAAAACCCTGTGCCGAATGCGGTAGCTGCGTTACTCAGAATGCTCGATGACGAGCGCAAACATAGAAAGGTTTAATATGCGTAAACTAACATTACTCGCCGCGATCTGCGCGGCTCTTGGGGCGACACCAGCGAAGGCTGACAGCCTGAAATCTGATTTCCCGATCTGCATCAGCAAGGAACTGCTCGGCCAGATGTACGAGGCGATGCTCCAGCGTGACGCTCGCGGAGCTGACTACCTGTTCCACCACGGCTGCTTCATGACCCGTGACGGAGTGCAGGTTTCCCTGCTCGACCGCGATGGTCCAGATACCCATGTGCGTGTCTACGGAGGCAAACGCCCAGTGGAAGCGTGGGTGTCGGTCGGTGCCCTTGCGAGCTACCAGCCTTAACCGTTGTCTTCCTCGGCCAACTCCTTCAGTGCGTCCTCGTGGGTGATGGCGAGGCGGCCTTTCAATTCGAGCGAGTCGTTGAACATGCCCAGGTGACGGGCGATGCTGTCGAGCGCACCGCGCTTGTCGGACAGCTTAATCTTGTGCAGGCGTCCTACGTGTTCGCGTGATTCGCCGCGCCCCTCGTAAAGGTCTTCAGCTTCGACGCCGCAAATAGCAGCAGCCGTGTCATCGTCGAGGTCGTGGATCGGCTTGAGCCTGCCCTCTTCGTCGAACGCCTTGCGGATGTCAAGGAAGGCCAGCCTGGAGTATTCTTTCAGGACGCGGTCCTGAGTGATTTCGGTGCGTTCTGTAATGCGCTGGCGGGCCTCGGTCAGGGCGGCTTGTATGTCTGGTTTCGTCAAGTTCTCGTGGCCAATGGCTTTCGCCGTCTTCTCGCTGTACCCGGCGCGGATTGCTGCCTGGGTCGCGTTCAGGTCGATGAGGTACTCCTCAATGAATCGCTGTTGCTTCGGAGTGAGCGTGTTGGTCATGCCTGTTACGTGGTTGTTATGTGCCGGGCGGTCGCGGTGGCATCCCTCTGCGGGACTTTTGCTTCGCGTACTGTAGCCGGCCCCGGCTGGCGGCTGACTGAAATGAAAAACCCCGCTTCGAGCGGGGCAGAATCTGGGCGCACCTGTGGCGACACCCAATTACGAGGCTAGCGCGGATCGCCTTCCGGCGCAACAGGTTTCTTCGCCTCGTCCTCAAATTCTTTTCTCGTTGCGAGGATGAGCCTTCCCAGCTTATCGAGTGCGGCGAGGTAGATGAATCGCAGCCGGTACGCCTCGCGCTGGTCCAACGCTGAGTGCGGGTCGATGCAGTGTTCCACTGTCTTCTGGGTCTCGTGACCGAGTTTCCGGATGAGCCGGAGGTACTTCGACGCCTTCTCGCTCCCGCCGTCACCGCCACCGTGCTGTCCGTACTTGGCGACCTTCATTCCCCGAACGGAGGTGTAGGAGAGTTGCCAGTCGAGGAAGGTCGTAGCCGACGCTTCGTGGCCGTGGTCGGCTAGGTCGATGCGAATCAGGTAAGCGAGGACGCTGCGGTCGATGACGTGGGCGGAGATGACAATTCCGGCAGCGTTGCGGATGACCTCGATGTCGTCGCGGTCCGGCCGGTCGAAAGTGACGATGTCGTCGCGCTGCATCCACTACCCCCTGTGTGCTTTTCCTGACCGTAGCACAACTGGTTGAGTGTCGGCAAGCGTTCGTTTACGCCGCGCTTATAACCTCGGCCCGTTTTCCGAATGGATCGCTTATCCCGCTGGTGGTACTGCTCGGGGATGGAACTGCTCTCGGGAATCTACCTCATTACCAGCCTCGTGCTGATCGGAACTACGATGCCAGCCAGCGGCGAAGATGACGATTGACCTGAAGTTCCCACCATTCGCGTGGTCGGAAGTTGAACTGACCGACCCGGTGCTGTTCGAGGTGCTGGGCGTGGGTCATCGGGATGGCGGAGTATTCCGGCTTGCACCCGGTTCCCGAATTGGCCGCTGTGCGGTAGTGGCAGGGGTCGCACCACGACTGCCCGGTGTCGGGGTCGTAATCCATCTGCCCGTCGATGGCCGAAGGCTGCGTGCGTAGCCAGAGCTGGAACTTCTTGTCCGTTCCCTTCTTGCGGCACGCGGCGATGAGGGCTTCGTCGATCATGCGGGCGGGTTGTTTCGGTAGCTTGGCCAGTCGAACACGATCACCCGGCCACCGTTCTCCCTCATGCGGTCGATAACCCGTTCCCCGACAAAGCTTTCCAGCGCGGGCACGGCCAAGTTGCTGATGAGGATCGTCGGAAGCAGGTTCTCGTACCGCTCGTTGATGATCTCGAACAGGATGTTCTTCTCAGCCTCGCTGCCGAACTGGACGCCCACCTCGTCGAGAACCAGCAGGTCGAACCGCCGGAATGACGTGATCGCTTCCTGCTCGGTCAGGCTGGAGTTCCGGGAGTACGTCTCCTTGACGACCCGGACAGCCTGGGCGGTCTTCATGAAACGAGCCGATTTGCCGTGGTGCCGGATGACGTGGCTCACGATGGAGCAGGCGAGGTGCGTTTTCCCCGTCCCGGCGAGGCCGCAGAGGATCAACCCCGCGCTTTGCGTGGCAAACCCTTCCGCGTACCGACGGCAGGTTTCGAGGGCGGCACCCCCCTTCGGGCAGGTCGGATGGTACGTGTCGAACGTGTCCCCTGCAAAGCGGAGCGGAACCATGCATTCGCCGATGTGCCGGGCGATTGCCCGCTCCCTCGCCTGAACGCCGGCCTTCCGTTCCTGTTCCTGCTTGCGGGCCAGCTCGGCTTCCTCCTGCTCTCGGAGGCACTCCGGGCAACGCGCCGGACTCCAATCCGCTGAGTCGGTGAGCCGCCAGATTTTTGCCGTTTGTGCCCCGTGCTTTTCGCAGGCGAGGGCCGTGGTGTTCTCCTCCATCGCGATCATGTGAGGAATCCTTTCGTGCCTGCGCTGTAGTCCTGCTCAGCGAAGCTGCTCGGCTTGCCGCCGCTCTTCGCGTACCGGCCCTCCATCACCTTCGCCGCGTTTAGTGGCTTGAGCGCCCAGTCAAAATCAGCCTTCCAGCCGCGGTCGTTGCCGCCAGTTAGGAAGCCGCTTTTCTGAATCGTCTCGCAGTACGCCCGCCACTTCTCGACGGACCCGTCGAAGGAGTCCGCGAGGCGATTCTGGAGCGAACGCCTTCGAGAGTCGGTAAGCTTTCCGACCTTCGTGCAGTGTTGCCCGGCGGTCTCGTTCCAGATGTCGGCCATCCGCTGGTAGTCGATGGCGACTTTGGGGGTAGGGGGTTCTTTCTCTGTCTCTTCCCTATCTGTCTCTGCCTCTGCCTCTGAGGTAGCAACGCGCTGGCAGTCTGCTAGCGTGTCGCTAGCATCTTGAACCGCTTCTATAAAACCCTTCTCAATCAGTGGCTTCATCGCCTTGCGAAATTCGTCAACGCTTCTTCGAAGGCGGAAGGCGATCTCTTCGTCTGGACCGTCGATTACCCCACTGCTGATGTCGTTGTTTTCGCTTGCTAGCAGCCAAAGCATTGGCGCTAGCGCTCTGCTAGCATCGGGAAGCGAATGAAAGCGGTAATTGTCGAGCAGGCGCTTATGAAGCCGTATCCACGGTGGGCTACGGTCTTTGTAATGCTGGAATTCCTCCCAGTCTTTGACACGGTACTGCTGCATGAGACTCCTTTCCCCTTCTTTCCCTTGATGTGAAAAATGACGGGGGCGGCTCGATCCGGGAAAGGATGTGATGAGCTCGGTAGCTATTCCGTTGCCCCCGTTTGCAAACAACATGGAGGTGAGTGCAGTTCGATCGTTAGCACAGCCGGGTGGCTCGTTCAAGCGGTTTATGAGTCGCTTTGCCAGCCGGTCCACTTGCGGACGAGCCGGACGGCATCGTCCACGCTCTCGGCCACATCGACTTCGCCTCGCCACTGGTTGTGCCACGTCTGCTGGTCTGGCGTGAGTTGGCGTTTGCCCAACGGCTTTTTCCCGTCCTTTACCTCGACGACGCGATTGACTCCGAGATGCCCGATCAAAAGGTCGGGGCAACCCTGCCCGACGGTGTGGAGCGGTTGGACTGAACAGCCCATCTTGCGGAACGCCGCGACCACCTCGGCCTGGTTCTCGTCCACTGAGGCCGCCCGCCTAACCATTCGCGTTCCCTTGCAGCTTTTCCACCTGCTCTTTCAGTGCCTTCACCTCGTCAGTCAGTTCCCTGACTTCCTTCCGGTACATTACCCGGTCGTTGCCGTGCTGCTCGTTGAACATGTCCATCAGGTCGCAGATCATCCGTGCTGTGGGGTTGATCGCCCCGGCGATGCCTGCCTTCCTGAGCTGGAGCGCAAGGAGGTCAACGGAGCGGTTCGCGCTCACTCGACGACCTGCGCCGGCTTGCTGCGACTGGCCTTGACCAATTTGGCGATGGTGTCGGCATGTGGTGAAAGTGTCTGCTTCTTCCTGATGAACTTCAGAGTTCCCCTGTCAAGCCCCGTCTTACGTGAAACGGCGCTTAAAGAGCCTAGTGCTAGCACTGCCTGTTCAAGAATATCAGCAGCATTTATTTCGGTATTCTGCATGGTGAAAAAACCTGTTGACGATGGTGAAAAACTCATCTAGTGTTGGCACACTTTTTACAAATCGTCAACGAATGAATGGATTCGCTATGGCTAACAAACCAAGGCACGCGGTAGAGCCGGGAATTTACTTCGACATGGATGAGGAGTTTTACCACGCCGCCGAAGGGTTATCGTGCAGCGGCATTAAACACCTTACCGTATCGAAGCTGAACTACTGGCACCGCAATCTCAACCCCGACCGTGAACCGGAAGACGACACTGGGGCGCGGAGATTCGGGAAGGCCGTTCACGCCCTCGCACTCGAACCCGAACGATTCGCACGCTCTTTCGCCCCCAAGCTCTCACCGGAGGATTTCCCCGGCGCGCTTGTGACGGTGGACGACATGAAGGCGTTTCTCGACCTCAACAAGTTGCCGAAGTCGGGCAAGAAGAAGTCGGACCTCGTGGACCGTATAGTTGCGAGCGGCCTCCCTTCTGTGATCTGGGACCAGGAACTGGCGAAGTATGCTGCCATGAATGAAGGAAAGACGTTCCTCGGTGCGGATGAGGGCAAGCGAATCGCCGCCGCAGCCGCCGTGCTGGCCGCAGACCCCTACGCTAGTGCGGCACTGACCGGGGGGATGCCCGAAGTCTCGTTCTTCGTTCGCGACCCGGAAACTGGCGTCATGCTAAAGTCGCGGATGGATTACGTCCGCCCGCGCTCCACCATCGACATCAAGACCTTTTCAAACTCGCGCGGGAAACCCGTCGAAAAGGCCATCTTTGAGGCGATCTTCTACGAGGGGTATCACCTCCAGTGCGTCTTTTACAACCAAGTCCGTGAACTGGCGAGGCAGCAACTCGCCTCAGGTGAAATCCAGACCTTCGGAAGCGTTAGTGAGCAGTGGCTTGAGGAGTTCACGCAGACGCAGGAGCACGGCTTCGTGCTCGTGTTCATCGAGTCGTCCCCGCCTTTCGACCTGCGGATGGTCCTGATGAAAGAGGCCGAAGCGCCCGGCGCAGACCTCAACGTGTTCTGGTCGTCTGCTCACATGCGGATCAGCGACATGAAGCACCTTTACGCCGAGTGCTTGGTGAAGTACGGCGACGCGCCGTGGCGAGACCGGCCGCCGCCGCACATCCTCGAAGACACCGACCTGCCCATGCTCATGTTTAGCTAGACAACCAACTGAAAGGACCAACCGCATGAATCAACTAGTCGTTTTGGAGCAACTCAAGCCGCTCGACATTTTCACCCCTCAAGGCACCTCCGACATTCTCGACAGACTCAAGAAGGAAGCCCGTTCTCACGTACTCGACATCTCGACCGAAAGTGGCCGCGATCAGATCCGCTCGCTCGCATACACGATCGCGAGGTCGAAAACACTGCTCGACGACATGGGTAAGGAGTTGGTGGCCGAGCAGAAGAAGCAGCTCGCGCTGGTCGATGGCGAACGCAAACGCATCCGCGACGAACTCGACGCCCTCAAGGAAGAAATCCGCCGCCCTCTCACCGACTGGGAGGAAAGGGAAAAGCAGCGGGTTGCCGACCACGAGGCAGCACTTGCGGCTATTCCAGAATCGCCTGGTTACGGCCAAGCCGAAACCTCGGCCATGCTCTCTGCCCGGTTAAGTTACTTGGAGGAATACCCCGCCCGCGACTGGCAGGAGTTCGAGGCACGGGCGACCGCCGCGTTGGAAGCGGAAATCGCTCGCACCGTGAAGCTTTTCGATGCGGCCACGAAACGCGAAGCTGAGGCCGCCGAACTTGCGCGCCTACGCCGCGAACAGACCGAACGCGAGCAGCGAGAGCGCGACGAGCGGATCGCCGCTGAAGCAGCCGCCAAAGCAAAGGCCGAGACCGAGGAGAAGGCTCGGAAGGAAGCTGAGGAACAGGCCGCCAAGGTGAAGGCCGAGCAGGAAGCCTCAGCCGCCCGTGAAGCTGCAATCCAGCGCGAGAAGGAAGAGGCCGAACGCCAGAAAGCCGAAGCGGAAGCACGCGCGAAGAAGGCGGAGGAAGACCGCCTTGCCGCCGTTGCCAAAGCCGAAGCCGAGCGGGTTGCCTCGCAACAGAAGGCCGAGCAGGATCGCAAGGAGGCTGAAGCCAAGGCCAAGCAGGATGCGGAAGCGGCCGTGCAGGCTGAACGTGAGCGTGCCGAAGCCGCTCGTAAGGCAGAAGTCGAGGCGGCCGCGAAGCGGGAAGCAGACAAGAGGCACAAGGCGAAGGTCAACAACGAAGCACTATCGGCGTTGGTTGAGGCTGGTCTTTCGGAGGCGGCGGGCAAGTATAGTGGACCCCATTTGCGAGACCAAAAACCGACGAATTTAAGCTACTCCTTCGCCGGCTCTTTTGACCGTCCGGCCCGGTACACCTCGGCCGGGGTCTTGTACCCCAGTGACTGGTGCAAGCGGGCCTCGTTGTAGAAGGTGAAGTACGCCTTCAACCCCCGCTCCAACTCGGTCACCGTCTCGTATCCCCGCAGGAACACGTCCTCGTACTTCACCGTCCGCCACAGCCGCTCGACGAACACGTTGTCCAGGCACCGCCCCCGGCCGTCCATGCTCACCCGCGCCCCGGCCGCCTCCACCCGCTCGACCCACGCCCCGGCCGTGAACTGCACCCCTTGATCGGTGTTGAACACCTCCGGGGTGCCGGCCGCCAACGCCTCGTCCAGCATGTCCCGGCAGAACGCCCCGTCGAGCGTGTTCGACAACCGCCAGGCCACCACGTACCGGCTGTACCAGTCGATGGTGGCGGCCAAGTACATGAACCCGCCGGGCAGCGGCAGGTATGTAATGTCGGCACTCCACACCTGCCCGACGCGGTCGATCGGCACGCCGCGGAGGAGGTACGGGTACACCGGGTGGCCCCGCCCGGCCGACAGCTTCGGCTTCGGGTGGATGGCTTCCAGGCCCATGACCCGGAGCAACCGCTGGACCCGCTTGCGGTTCGCCGGGTGGCCGTTGCGGGCCAGCCACCGGGCGATCCGCCGGCTGCCGTAGAACGGGCAGGCCGTGTACTGCTCGTCGATCCGCCGCATGAGGGCCAGGTTGTCGGCCGACTCCTCGGCCGGCCCCCGGTAGTACGTGGCCCGGCCGAGCCCGACCAGTTGGCACTGCCGACGGACGCTCAGGTCGGCGTGCCCGGGGTCGATCAGCGGCCGCAGGTCGTCAACCGAACGTCGCAGCTTTTTTTTTCACCCAGTCGAGCTCGACCTTGAGCCGGCCGATCTGCTCGTACAGCGCGGGTGTCTGGTCGTCGCCGGGGGCGACCGCCTTCGCTCCGGCGGCGAACACGGCCTCGGCCCCGGCCAGGAGTTGCTTCTTCCACCCGTGGATGAGGGTCGGGTGGACGCCGAAGTGGGCGGCCAACTCGTTGACCGTCTTGTCGCCCTTCACCGCGGCCAGAGCGACCTGGGCTTTGAACGCCGCCGTGTGGGTCTTCCGCTTCGCCGTCATCAGGACCACCTCCGAGGGCCGCCAGAGTAGCTTACCTGGCGGTCTCAGTTTCGGGGTCCACTATAAAGAAAGCGGTCGAGGCCATCGCCAAAGGGCTAATTCCCCACCTCAAAATCAGCTACTAGGAGGTTCCGATGTCCTTTACCATCACCCCGGCTAAGCGAAAAGCCGTCCCCATGCTCATCAGCCTTTCCGGGGTTTCCGGTTCAGGCAAGACCTACTCCGCTCTACTACTCGCCGCCGGTTTGGCCGGGAAGGGGCCAGTCGGGTTCCTCGACACCGAGAACGGTCGCGGCAGCATGTACGCCGACAGCCCCGGAATCATGGCGGCGCTTCCAGATGGGTACGAGATTGCCGAGATGAAAGAACCGTTCGCTCCGACCCGGTACACCCAAGCCATCGAGGCTTTCGAGAAGCACGGGTGCAAGGTACTGGTGATCGACAGCATGACCCACGAGTGGGAGGGCCACGGCGGATGCTCGGACATCGCCGAGAACAACAAGCTCCGCGGAATGCCGAACTGGGCGAAAGCGAAGATGGAACACAAGCGGATGATGAACCACTTGCTCGCCTCCTCGATGCACCTGATCTTCTGCCTTCGCGCTCGCGAGAAGACCGTGATTGTCAAGGACAGCCAGGGTAAGGAGCAGTTCGTCCCGAAGGGCCTTCAGCCAGTGCAGGAGAAAAACTTCGCGTTCGAGATGACTCTCTCCCTGTTGCTTGAGGAAGGCACGCACCGCCCAGTGGTGACGAAGTGCCCCGAACCACTGCTGCCGCTGTTCGCGGGGGAGCAACCGCTGGTCACAAAAGAGATGGGCCAAAAGCTCCGTGCGTGGTCTGATGGAGGTGCGCCCGCCTCAGATGACCCGGAAGGGCTTTTCCGACAAGGGATCGAGTACGCGGCACAGGGAACGGCCGCCTATGTTGGATTCTGGGAGACACTAACCGGCAATCAGAAGAAGCTACTCCTGCCAAAACACGACGAGAACAAGGAACTGGCGCGGATGGCCGACGACCGGCAGAAGCCGGATAGCGGCGAAACCCCCGAACTAGACTTTTAACCACCAAGGAAGGAATCAAGAATGTCAGGAAGTGTTAACAAAGTAATTCTGGTCGGCAACCTCGGGAAAGACCCCGACATCCGCAGCACGCAGGACGGGCGAGAAATCGCCAATCTCAGCATCGCTACGGCGGAGAGTTGGAAGGACAAGAACACAGGCGAGCGCAAGGAGCGCACCGAGTGGCACCGGGTGGTGATTTTCAACGAGGGCCTCGTTCGGGTGGCCAAGGACTACCTGAAGAAGGGGTCGAAGGTCTATCTGGAAGGACAACTCCAGACACGGAAGTGGACGGACAACGCTGGCGTCGAGAAGTTCAGCACCGAAGTCGTCCTGGCGGCTTTCGGCGGCACACTGGTGCTTCTGTCCCCGAAAAGCACGGACGACGAGCAGCAACCGGCCCGTTCGGCTCCAGTCTCGACGCTGATCGAGACGGAAATCCCATTCTGACCATGAAACGGTGTCGGGATTGCGGTGAGTAAAGGCCGCTGGATCACTTCTACGCTCACCCACAGATGGCGGACGGTCACCTCAACAAGTGCAAGTCGTGCGTCAGGACACGAGTTGCAGACCACCGTGAACGCAATCTCGAAACGGTTCGCGCTTACGACCGCAGTCGTGCGGAAAAGCCCCATCGTGTCGAGTTGCGGAAGCAGGTTGCCGAGCGGTGGTGGTCAAGATCGGCGGCTCAACCAAACGGCTGACCACGGTGGAGTTCGAGGAGTACACGGAAAAGGTACGGGCGTGGGCGGCCACGATGGGGATAGCCCTGCCGCTGCCGAACGAGACTTTAGAAAACGAATAACGAACAGAAAGGAATCTGCATGACGATAGGGCACAATAGCAAGAAGCCAAGGGCAGGCGGGGTCGCCGTCGATCAGTTGAAATCAATCATCGCGAGGGTCGAAAAATTGACCGAGGAGAAGGAGTCCCTCGCGGCGGACATCCGTGACGTGTTCGCAGAAGCCAAGGGTGGGGGATGGGACGTGAAGGCGATTCGCTCGATCATCAAGATACGCAAGCAGGACGCCAGCGAACGAGAGGAACAGGAGACGGTGCTCGAAACGTACATGAACGCCCTCGGGATGCTTCCGCTGTTCGAGGAGGACGATGAATGACCGGTGTGGCCTACGAATCCGGCAGACGCCGGGCAGAGGTGGACGGCCATGTCGTCTGCTTCCAGCGGATTACCGGGACTGTCCGCCGCTCCGTTGTGCCGATCTGGCGGACAGAGGCGAAGGACTCAATCCACGCACGGAGGCTGGCAAAACGGTGGGTGGAAAAGGGTAAACTGGGAAAACCCGCCGTTCACTGAGCGGACATCGCCGCCATGTAAGCCTCGAAAGCCGCCTGCCGACGTTCCGAAGCCGACTGGAACTGGAGGACGCATGCCGGGCAGGTAGCGTCGCGTCGCTCGCACACGTCCTGGTAGTGCTTCTTCGCCAACCGGTAATCCTGCCGGGCGACCTCGACGGCGTTCTGCCGCGTGCTGAATGGGGTCAGGACGAGGGCGGTCACTTCGCTGCCCAGTCCGGGTTGTGCAGGCACTGCGGCTTGCCCTGCGCTTTCAGGCGTGCGTTCGTCTCCCGCATCAGCGGCGTAAGCTTGATCGCTGAGCCACGCAGACGCATCAGTTTTTTGTCGAAGTCAGCCGTCCCCAAGGTGTCTTCGGCGAGTTTCAGCGGGTCTACCTTGAACACGGGCAGTGGCGGTTCCTTTGCGGTGTGGTGTTGGCCCCTCGGCTTCATCGGTCGAGCGTTGGCAGCAAGCCCCAACGCGAGGCGTCGCGTTCGTACCGTTCCTTCGGCGAACCCCATCTCACTGGCAATCTCAAGGTCGGTTAACCCGCGGCCGTGCGACTCTCGAAGCTGAGGGTCGTTCTCTGCCTTCCAGCGGCGAAGTCCGACGTTCCTGACAATGACTTTCATCTGATATATCCTTCTTCTTCGGCAACTTTCGCCTGTTTTACTTTGTCCCGGTATCCCTTCATCAGGTAGACCTGGTGCAGCGTCACTCTGACCTTCCTTTCGTGCGTGGTCTGGCGGTGATTCTGGGGGCAGTGCCCGTGGCGTAGGCTGGCGGGATGATCGTCACCACCTTCCCGGTGATGTCGGTGAGCGGGATTTCCTCCCGGCGGTTGCGTGGCTTCCGGGCCTTCCGTGGTTTCCGCTTCACGCCGAGTCGTTCCTGTGGATGATCGCGGAGACCGCACGCTTGTTCTCGGCAATGACCTCGTCCAGCACCGCTGCGGTTGCCGCTACCCAGTCCGGCGGGACAGCGAACAGTGGGTCGCGGGTTGGGTTCTGCTCAAGGTACTTATCACGGATGCGATCAATGGCTGCCACGGCGTTTCCTCCCCTTGGTTGGTGATCGTTTCGGCTCCCAAGCGGCGACTTCGCACGGTCGGTAGTAACGGTGTCTGCCGACGCCGACCACAAAGGGCTTGGGAGCGTCCGGCTTGGCGAGGTGATACGCGAGCAAAGATTGCCCCATCCCTTTGGCTGCGGCCAGTTCACTAAAGGTAAGTAGTTGATCTAGCTCGGAAATTAAAATAACTGGTTCTGACATAAACAAACTTGTTGCGCGAGAGAATTGATGCAGCTACATTGAGCGAACTTAAACGGAATTGCAACAACTATATGGAGGTTACTATGTTCGTCACATTCACTCAGACTCGCCGCGTGTCGGAAGACGGGTTCACGCCGAAACGCTGCTACACCGGCGTCACCTACGATCTGGCAGGTAACGCCGCTTGCCACGCGATCAGCAACGGTTGGGCGAGAGAAGCCACCGAGACAGAGGTTGCCAACTTCAACGCCGCGAACTTTTCCGAGAACGAAGTGATGACCAGCGTGTTCAACTCGCTGTTCGCCACGGTGAAGCGTCCCTTCGAGGTGAACCCAGCTACCCCAGCGGTGGCCGCAAAGCTGGAGGCGTAGGCGTATGACGAAAGCCACACACACACCGGGGCCGTGGAGAGTTGACAGCGGCATGGGGTCGCTAAGTTACGTCAGAGCAAAAAGCGGCGAGCTTGTCGCCTCATGCACTTGGATGCACTCAGATGGCAAGCCCATTGAGGCGCAAGCCAACGCCCGCCTAATCGCCGCCGCTCCTGATTTGCTGGATGCGTTGGAGGCCATGTGGGACAGCGCCTGCACGAATGCGTCATCAACTCCGAGCAAAGCCGCCTTTATAAAGGCACACGCCGCGATCAACAAAGCGAAAGGACTCGCCGCATGAAGTACCTCCTCATCCTCGCCGTCGCTCTGGCCATCCCGCCAGTTGCCGACATGATCGTGGACTGGCAGTTCGGCTCGCCAGCCGAGGGCTTCACGCAGGCCGAAGCCACTGCCCATGCTGGCCTCGTAGCCCGGTCGAACGCCGAAGCCGAGCAGCACCACAAAGATGCACGCGAGGCGAAAGGCGTCCTGTTCAAGCCCCGCAACGAGCAGGAGCGTGCTGACAAGATCGCTGAAGTGTTCAACGCAGGGAGGGAGTGATGGGCATCGTGCTGATGGATGAGTGTGTAATGGAAAGGCCCGCACCGGTTCTCCCAATGCAGTGGCGTATTTACGCCTTCGACAAAAGCGGCAAAAGCTATAGAGGCCAGTCTGTTTTTAATACGCAGGAAGAATGCCAACAGCTCATTCACGACCGAGAAGTGTGGTTGAAAGAAGGCGGCAATCGGGCGCTGGACACACTTGATGGCGTTCTACCCAGCAAGGCTTACCACTACGCGATTCCAATGCCGGAGCTTTTATGAGCACTGGCTCCGTCTCCCGCATTCTCTACTGCTGCGGTTGCACCCGTGACGTGCAGGCCCGGCTTACGGATGGCCGCGAAGTGTACCCGCACCGGGCCGATCTCTTCAGCCTGCCCTTCTGGAAATGCGACACCTGCGGCAACTATGTCGGATGCCACCACAAGACCACGGACAGGACACGACCGCTCGGTAACATCCCGACCAAGGAACTGAAGAACGCCCGCCAGCACATCCACCGGATTCTCGACCCGATCTGGAAAGAGGGGAAGATGCCGCGCGGCAAGGTTTATGCCACGTTGGCAAAGGAGTTGGGGTTGAAGGAGTACCACACCGCTGAAATCAGGACCGTGGATGAAGCCAGAAGAGTTTACGCCATTGTGAAAGGACTAGCTGCATGAACGCACAGGAACGAGCACTGCAGAAACTCCGCATCGCCATCGAGCAGCGGGACTGGGAAATCGCCAAGGAAGCCCACGGCATCCTCGATGGCACGCTGAACGCAAAGCAGCCGTGGGAAGCGCCGAAGCCGTTTGCTCACCCCTATGCGGGGTTGAGGACAGTATGAGCATCGAGCAGTCGGCAGAGTGCAGAACGGCATTTGAAACGAGATGGCGAGATGCAGACTCCCGTGTTTTTCTCCGAGTATCGAAAGGGCACAATGCTGCTTATCTCCGTGATGACGTGCAGCGTGAATTTGAAGCGTTCTCGGAAGGCTGGAACGCAAGAGCGATGAAGCGGGAATCGAGTTGGCAGCCGATCGAGACCGCGCCGAAGGATGGAACAGAGGTTCTGCTTCTGTCGCACCCTGCCGCAATGCTTCCACCAGATTATGCAGTTGCCTACTGGGATGAGGTGGACGAGGTCTGGTATTGGAACAAGCCAAAGCGATTCCTGTGCCCCACCCACTGGATGCCACTTCCTGCCCCTCCCCAAACCGAATGACGAACCACCAGCCCCTCACCTCCGAAGTACCCTCCGAAGAGCGGAAGGTTCTGAACAAGCACCTGGTCGCAGTTCGTTCACGCGGCTGCTCGTGGCGGATCGAACCAAGCCCTTCGGCCCCAAGCTTCCATGAAGCGGTAAAGGCTGAGTGCATCTGGGACTCGAAAGAGTCTTCGGTGAACTACCTGCCGCGCTTTCCAATTAACATCGACGAAGCTCTGTTCCCTGACTTATACCAGTGGCGAATGGCGTTCCATTCGGACAACTCGCCAGCCGTCGTCTCCTTTAAGGGGCGGGAGGTCGAACTTGCCGAGGCCTTGCGGGACGTTGATTTCGGTCAGCCGTTCGACTCCGTGGTTGCCCAGAGAATCCGCTCGCACTTCTCTGCCAAGCCGCGAGTGGCTGCAAACGTGGACGCCGATCTGATGATTCAGGGCGAGTTGGGCGAACTTCCCGAATGACCAATCGCGAGTTCCTCGGCTTCGCCACACTCTTCGTGCTGTTGTTCATCGTCCTGGCCTTGGTCATGGACCGCGAAGGCCATACGGCGATCTACCCCGCCCGGACGGTTGCGGTGCCGGAAGGCGAGCTGCGGTGGCTGAACCAGTAGCTTGAGGCGTCGCAAGCCGGATAGTCATGCAGGCGGAACAACGAGTTCACGCCGCCGCTTCAGATACTCGGCCTTCGCCGCTCCTGCTGTTGGCGGCGTCACTTTCTTCCCATCAAACGGCTGGAGTTGGCCCTTGAGCTTTTCGTCGTCCCCGACCATGTCCCATCTGATACGGATGGTAAGGTCATCCTCGATAATCAGGACTCCGCTCTCGAAAGCGCGGTCCACGAGCAGGGAAAGGCAGATGCCATTTGACGGGTCCAACCGGATATTTTGATCCTTGCTCCACGGGACGATGTGCGCCGCCACGAGGAACGACTTGGTCTTTATGCCCGTGATGGCGCACTTCTGACCGTAATTGGCCTTCACCACTTTAGCGAACGCCTTCTGCGCGCTCCCTCTGGTTTTGGTCGTCGCGGTCGCGTCCGGAACCCCGAAGTTCCCGCCATCGATCTGCGCTTTGAAGGATGCGACCAGATCGGGGTCGGCCTCCAACGTCTCGGCAGCCGCATCCCCCTGCGGCACCGCCGGGAAACGGGCGTCAATTGCCGCCAAAAGAGCGGTTGTGGCCGAGGTAATTTTTGAAGACAGCCTCGCCGGTTGTACCCACGCATCGTGATTCCGCGTCGGGTCGAAGAACAAGCCGTAGGCGGGCTGCCGAAGATAGGCAGCAAGCGCTCTGCCTGTCTCCGCATCGAGCGAGGCGATCACGGATGCAGGGATTGGTGCGGCATCGAGCTGCGCCAGCGCGGCCACCACTTTCGCGCCCGCCAGCACCCCTCCGCTCAGGAACGGCGACCACTGCAGCGTCCGGTGCTGGGTGGTGCGGCTTGCCATGTCTTGAACGGCCTGCGGAGTTAACTGGATGTCCGCCCATGCGTAAGCGGTGTTCGGGTCCTCCAAGTAGGCTCGCAGGTGCAACGTCCTGGCCTCCCCCCGCAACTTTATGACCATCAGGTACGGCTGCCCCGCCCCTCTTGCCGCGAGGCCGGCGTGCTCGGCTTGTGCCAAGTCGAAATCGGTATGGCCGGGAGTTCCAGGGATGGTTTCGTGGGTGGACTCGCTCGGTGCGGGCGACATCCTCCAAACTTGCGGAGTTCCCAAGGCCGTCACCCACTTCAAGTGCGCCCGGTCTCCTGACCTGAAGACGAAGTCACCCCCAGCGGTGCCGCGTGCCCACTGATAGGTCAAAGGCACCGATTGCGTCACGTTGCGGTCAACGCCGAAAAGGTTTGCCATCGCGTCAAGAAATTCGCTCTTTTTTGATAGCTGGAGGTAATCCTTCGAGTACCCGCCTCTGCGCACCTGGCGACCGTAAGTCTCTCGGTGTGCCTCGGGGCCGAAGAAGACGACCATAACCAGCTCGACAGGCCGCGCAGCCATTCAGACGCTCCCGCTGGCGATCGCTGCGGGCGATCGGAGCGTTCAGGGAGATAAATCGCCGAAGCCGAGCAAGAGGGCCACGGCGCGTATTGTGTCAATCGGCGGTAGTGTACCGCGCCGGTCAGGGCAACGCGCTGATAATCGCTCGCACCGACGAACCGGGCCGTTTTCGCATCTGGCGGGAGGTGTTGGCCGAAGGCGTTTGGCGGCGTGAACGGTTCCAGCGGCCTTGAGCGCGGAACCGGGGAGACGTCTGTAGCTACTTGGGTTTTTGGCTCCTCGCACTTCCTGCTGGCCGTCGCTCGTTTTCTCGGCGACAATGCCCGTTCAAAACGCTCTCGGGACCACGACGATGGACTTGCTCGGAGACGAGGACCGCGCGGAACAGGAACGCCTGACGTTCGAAGTGTTCGACCAGTGGGTCGAACTCACCAAGGAACGCCTTCTGGACCGGGCCGAGGCCACCCGCTTCGTGTTCATGACCTGCGAGGATTTGCACGACATCGCGTCCGAGCCAATGACCACCGACCGGGCGGGTCTCGAAACCAACATCGACGCCACGCCCGCGGTCTACGTCTTCACCCGGCTGGTCGGCAAGAGTGTCGTCAAGGTCGGGCAGTCCGACAACGCACGTCGGCGAATCGTGAACGGGCACCTGCGTTACTGGAATCAGTGGACGGCTTCGGAAGTGGGCGGTAGCTACCGTGCCCGCGACCTCCCGTGGCCGCAGTCGCTGCTCGACGACCAGATTACCCTGTGCATCATCCCGATGCCGGGGAAGTCGGCGGACGAGCGGTTGTCGTTGGAGTTGTGGCTGAAAGCGAAGCTGCACCCGGAGTTGCCCTGACCAGTCAGCCGGATGACTTACACGCTCTCCAGAGGATAGCCCATGAACTTCCAGCAGACCATCGAAGCCCTTCAGCAGCGCTGGCCGGGCGTGCCCATCGGTGCGACCGCCCTCGGCGGGCAGTATTACGACCGGGCTGTCGGCATCACCGATTACCAGCAGGTGGACGATTACTGGTACGTCGGCCACGGGATCAACGGCAAAGAGATGTGGGTGTACTACAGCGAGAAGAAGAACGTGATCTGCTGCGGTGACAAGGAGACGTGAGCGGTCAGGCTTGTGTTGGCTTCGCTGGCACGCGGTTGGCGAACGCTCCCTCCTCGTACCACTGGTAGGCGAGCTTCCGGACGTACTCGCTGTCGTCCAGGCGGCCCTCGGCGGCGGCGAGAAAGCCTGCCGCCAGTGAGCACCAGTGGAACCGGTCGGTGAAGATGTCGTCGGTCATCAGAACAGGCTCGGCTGCCGGAGCGGCGCGGCGATAGCGTTCCGCATTCGGTCAATCCTGACTCGCTCGCTCACCTCGTGCTGTCCCTCCGGAGTGGGCAGCCTTGCCAGCAGGAACTCGATGGCTGCCGCTCGGGCGTCCGAGTAGGAACCGAACAGATCATCCCAGATGGACGGTGCGCTGCCGTATCCCTGCGTCGGCGTCTGGTAGCTGCATCCGAAGGCGAAGACGCCTTTCGCAGTCCCAATGCTGATCGAAGCCTTGCAGCCGTCGCGGTCGTAAAGCACTTCGTTGGGATGGTCCACGAAAACGCCCTGCGGGTTGATCGCCTCGCCCCAGATGGCAGCGAGTTCCGCTTGGGCCTGCTCGTCCCGCCAGTAGTGCGGGAAATGCTCCCGGATTTCATCGGTTCGGCGGATGAGGTCGGCGGGGGTATTGGTCATGCCGCAAGCCCTTTCGCTTCAGCGGCGTCCCATCCAGCCTGCCACGCCTGCCAAGCGAGAGTCGTTCCGCTCCAAAGGTACTCGCCATTTGGCTTGCGTTTCAGTGCGCCTTCGAGTCCGCTTACCGGGTTTACTTGTGCTGCCCATTGCTCAAAGGCTGCGCGGCAGCTTGCATCTTGATTGGCTTCGTGATTAGAGTCGGCCATAATCGCTACTCCATTAGCGGTTAAAAAGGTGGGGCGGTGTCAGCCGCCCAACTGTCGTATCACCCTTCTGAGCGTGACACAACCTTCTCGAAAATCATGCACACATCGTGCAGACCCGGAATGAAGCTGCTGCGGTAGACCTTCTTCGAGCTGCTGTTCCCGTGACTAAATCGAATGATGTCGGTGCAGTGCTGCCTGAGTCCGGCTGCGAAGGCAAGCCGTTTCGTGTGGTACACCAGCGGGACGTACCCGGCCTCGCGGTCAGAGTAATCGCCCATCAGGATGGCGAGCTTGCCGTCCGGCTTGAGCGCCTGGGCACTGTTGCGGATGAACTGTCCGTACCGTCGCAGAAAGTGGTCGAGGGTCGGTGACCGCGACAGGTCGCGGGGATCGTCGGCGTAGAGCTTCATCCGCCAGTAGGCCGGGTGTGCCCAGATGAAATCGAACGTGCCCGCTGGCGGGAAGCCGTTTGGCTCGCAGGCGTCGAATCCCGTGTGGATGTCGAAGGCGACGCACCCCACGCCGAGTTCTCGGCAGACATCGGCGCAGGTGCCGGACCCGCTCATCGGGTCGAATACCAGACCCGGCTGGAAGAACCGGATCAGGTCCTTGATCAGGTTGCCGCCGCAGTTGCCGGGATAGGAGCGGCTCCCGTAGTCCCCCGCCTCGGCCGAGTGGTAAAGGCTCGTGAGGTGCGGGACCGGGCTACCGTTGATCGGGGCACGGGGAAGTCTTGCGTATGCCGCAGAATCCTCTCGCGTATCCATGCGGGCCGGAAGGTATGCGACCCGCTGAATGCGGGCCGCGTAGAAGGGGTTGATCGCTGATTGCATGGTCGTCTCCTATTTCTGTTCGGTAGCGACGCGGAGCTGGATGCGGCCGTCAAGAGGTACGCAGTCGAGCTGGATGTTGAGCCCGTTGCCGTCCTTGTGTTGCCACGCGGCACCAATGCGGGTCCAGAAGCCCTTGTCGTTCTTGCCGTCGCGGACCTGGTAGGCGATGTGCGTCGGCGCTTTGCTGGTTTGCTGTTCGTTGGACATGTTCTTTCTCCTTCTTCGTTTCCGGCCTCACCACGAGGCCTTGTGGCACGACTCAGAAGCGGCCACAGCCGTGAGCACTCGCGACGGTCAAACGGAAAAGCTGAAGGCTTCCTCTGGAAAGCGGCTTTTCTGATTGACCGGCACGGCGGCCGATTCAAAGTGCCAGTACCAAGGCCCTCTGTGTGCCGGACTCGGAAGGGGAAGTGTCCAGTCAGAACGCAGGGGAAGCGATGGAAAGGATAGACACAGTGTCCCGCTGCAGAGCACGCCGCAACAAGCTGCTTGACTGGCTGAAATAAAGTGGTGTACGCAAGGAAGACACCATGCTCAGAATCCACACCATTACTGACTCGAAAGCGGCGAAAGCATACTACAGCTTGACAGACTACATGATGGAAGTCGCCGGCGAGTGGCTCGGCGACGGCGCAAAGCAGCTCGGTCTGAACGGTGTCTCCCGGAAAGAAGACTTCGAGAAGCTGTGCGACAACCTCGATCCGTTCCACGGCGGTCCGCTGACCGTCGTCACCCGCGAGAATCGCCGCGTCGGCTGGGACTTCAACTTCAACTCCACCAAATCGGTCGGGCTGGTTCTGGAGCTCACCGGAGACAAGCGAATCCTCGAAGCCCACAAGGAAGCCGTCCGCTGCGCGATGGGGCACATCGAGCAGGACATGGCCACCCGCGTCCGCGTCGATGGCAAGAACGAGGACCGCATCACCGGGAACCTGATCGGCATGCAGGTCGTCCACCGCACCACCCGCCCGAACAAGGATGACCAGCTTCCCGACATGGCGCTGCACTCGCACGTCGTCGTCTTCAACGCGACCCACGATGCCGAGGAATCCCGCTGGAAGGCCGCCCAGATTGGCCAGATCAAGCACGACGCCCCGTATTACGAGGCGATTTACCACAACCGGCTGGCGGCGAACCTCCAGCAGCTCGGGTACGGCATCCGCCGGAAGGCGAAGTCGTTCGAGATTAACGGCGTGTCCGACGACCTGGTGGCGAAGTTCAGCCGCCGTACCGCCGAGGTCGAGCAGATGAAGCGGTTCATCGAGGAGAAGTACGGGGTGTCCATCGGCGACGAGGCGAAGTCGAAGCTCGGTGCCACCACCCGGATGCACAAGATCGACATCCGCTCCGACGACCTGACGGCGTACTGGGTCAGCCGACTGACTGAGAAGGAGAAGACGCAGCTCAAGGGGTTGATCGGCAAGCCTTCCTACACCTCCACGGAACTAGATGCGGTGAAATACGCCATCGGGCACATGTTCGAGCGGAACAGCGTGGTCGAGGAGCGGAAGCTGTACGAAGCGGCAATCCGGCAGGGGATCGGCTCGGTGACGCCGGAAGGCGTGCAGCGTGAAGCAAAGCGGCAGGGGTTGCTGGTGAAGGATCGGGACGCGACGACGCGCGACGTGCTAGCACAGGAAGGCCGCATCATCCAGTTCGCCCGAGATGGACGGGGAACATTCAGGTCGATGTCGCGCGCGCGGTCAACGCCGCAGTCTGCCTCGCTTCTTGAGCAGAAACAGGGCGAAATCCGCGCATTTAGCGCGCACGGTCAAAGCGGCGGTTTTCCTCAACTCTCCCCCGAACAGCAAGCTGTTTGTCGCCACGTCTGGGACTCGACCGATCAGGTGATCCTTATCCGTGGCGGGGCTGGAACGGGGAAAACGCACACGATGAAGACGGCCATCGCCGGGATCGACCGCCCGGTGACAGTTCTGGCTCCCTCGGCAGAAGCCAGCCGTGGTGTCTTGCGCCGCGACGGGTTCAAGGATGCCGACACTGTGGCAGCGTTCCTCGGCAGCGAGGATCGGCAGGCCGCGACGATGAACGGCGTCATCTGGGTGGATGAAGCCGGACTGCTCCCGATTAAAGACCTCGACCGCCTGCGGCAGATCGCAACCGACCAGCGCGCGCGGCTGGTTCTTCAGGGCGACCCGAAGCAGCACAAGAGCGTTGCCCGTCACGGGAACATCTTCCGTGTGCTTCAGGAATATGCCGGGCTGCCGGTGGCCGAGCTGCGGGACATCAAGCGGCAGCGCGGGGCGTTCAAAGCTGCGGTCGCGGCCATCGACGCCGAGGATTACCTCGCGGCCCACGACATGCTGACCGAGATGGGATGGATCAACCAAGTGTCGGCGTTCGACCGCAATAAACCGCTGGTCGATGACTACCTCGCCGGGTTGCGGGCGGGCAAGGACATGTTGGTCGTCGCTCCGACGCACGCAGAAGGGGACGAGATTACCGACGAGATTCGGACGCGGCTGAAGGCAACGGGCACGATCAAGGAAGAAGAGCGGGCGTTCGACATCCTCGTGCCGCTGGGCTGGACGGAAGCCGAGCGTGCCGATCCGTCCCGGTACACGGGCGAAGAGGTGGTGCGGTTCTTCCAGAACTCCGGCAAGCACAAGAACGGCGATACCGTCGATGCGGCGGACTTCTCGCCGCTGAACGAGCGGCCCACGCACTTCGCGGTTTACGGCAAAGGGCAGGCGTCCTTCGCGGCGGGCGATCTGCTGCGAACCACGGGACGGATTGAGGCTGCTGACGGCACGCGGATCGACAACGGCACGTTCCTAACCGTTGCAGGGTTCACCGAGAAGGGCCAGATCGTCGCGAAGACGGCCACGGGCCTGACGCGCACGCTCCCCGTGGACGCCGGGCACATCACCCACGGCTACGTCACCACCAGCCATTCCTCGCAGGGCAAGACGGTTGACCGCGTCCTGGTGGCGATGGGGAGCGAGTCCCGCCCGGCGATCAATGCCGAGCAGTTCTACGTCAGCGTCTCGCGCGCACGGGAGCGGGCCACGATTTACACCGATCTGGCTCCGGCAGCGATTCGGGAAGCCATCCAGCGCAGCGATGCCCGGAAATCGGCGACCGAACTGATGACGCCGAAGCCGAAACCGAAGTACCGAGACAAGGCCCGGAAGCTCGTGAAGCGGGTACGCGATACCTACCGCTACCTCCGCGAGCAGACTGTCGAAGCACTCACCCAAACTGTAAAACAGAAGGAGATTCAGCATGCGAGATAACGACCCGATCGGAAGGTTCGCCCCGAAAACCAGCGGCGAGCCAGAAACCCTCGACGGAGGCGAAGCGTTCGTTTCGCTGGGGAAGTGCGGGATCATCTGCCCGAAGGGTGCAAAGGCGCTCGACATCGAGCGAGCCGGTAACCCGGTCGTCAGCTTCCAGTACGTTTACCTGAGCGTCAGGTCCGTGTTCACGCCGACGGAGTTCAAGGTCGTATTCGTCGGGATGGAGAGCTGGGCAGTCACGGTTGTGGGCCGAAACCTGCGGCGACTGTTCGACCGATTGAACGATCACTGCCTGCGGAAGCTGGTTCAGACCGACCGCGACTTCGGGGACGATAAAGACCCCGTCGTGACGAAAATCGAGGTCGAGAACGTGACGCCGAAGGAAAAAGGCTAGCGAATCGAGGAAAGCATGATCGTCGAATGGAAGACCTTCCAGCCGCTTGTCAAGAACGCCCTTAGAGACCTCGACACTTGTGATCGCGGCCTCTTGACAATTCACGTCAATGAACGCGCAGTCACGCACAAGCTGGGCGAGTATCTGCGGTCATATATCGACCCACTCTTCGGCGAGACAACTAAGAAGGCACCGTACATTTCCGTCGATTGTGAATACAACCGACTCGACGAAGAGAAGGACGCCAAGCAACTTCCGTGGAACCATGACGTGTCGGTCAAAGATGGCGGACTTTACTATACGCCAAACCCGGATGTTGCCGTACATCACAGAGGCGACCAGAAGGCGAACCTGCTGGTGATCGAGGTGAAGACGCACTACTTCGACAAGCCAACTCAGATTCTCATCGACAAGATGAAGCTGACTGGGTATCTCCGAACGCCGACATACTACCAGAGCGGCTTGTTTCTCAAGCTCGGAGTGGACGCTGGGGGCATCGTGCTTACCGAAGCCAAGCTGGTGACCAAGGAAAGCATTGCGGCTGGCGACGCAGGCGCACAAAGCCACCTGTGGGAGATTGGCCGAATCAAGCTGACCAATCAGAGTTCAAAAAGCAAACGTCCGGGGTTTATCGACCCTGACGAGGAGCTTCACGAATGGGCGAAGGGGACGCAGCCGGAATTTGAAGCTGCATTTGGCTTCAGGCCAGTTCATGATGAGTTGAAGTGGAAATAAGAGGCAGTCTTTGCGATCACGGCTTGCCATCCAACTTGGTGAGGACATTCGCCGCCGACTCCAACGCACCGATCAATGTCGATTTCGTCATGGTCTCGCCCGACAGGACTTTAACGCACTTCAGCAGTGCGTTTCGCAACTCCTCGGCGTGGCAGGCGTCGAGAACCGGCTTCACCCGTGCGCAGAGTTCGGCCTGTTGGTATCGAAGCAGGTCGTCGTACTCGAAGCCGGTGGTTCCGGGAGCGAGCTTGCGGGCGACGATTTCGACCAGCGGTGTGTGGGCGGCGGTCATGGCTTGATCGCTCCGAATCGAATCGTCGCGCCTTTGCCCAGCCGAACAACGCCACTGTCCTTGTCCTCAATGGGCCTGATGGCCTTGCTGATCGCGTCGGTCTGTTTGCGGTAATCACCGGACAGTGCTTCTATCGAATCCCATAGGGGTACGAGCGCTGCCCAGTAGCGGTTGACCTCGGCCATTTTGGGCAATAGGGGACGCAACTCGGGAGCGGCATCCAACAAACCTGCACACCTACCGAAATCCCCTGCGTCGTGCGGATAGCTACCGTCGCACTCGTTGCCAGTCAAGTGAGCAGCCATGCACTTCGATGATGCGCCGGTATGGCCGGTCAGTGCCCACTTCAACACATTTGCCTCTATACTCATCACTCCTCCTTCTGCCCGTTCGGGCGGTTGCTTTTTCGTTTGCGGCACGCTCTCTGACGGCACTTGTCAGAGCAATATGTCTTCCAGCAGGTGAACCAGACAGCAATCGTCTTTCCGCACTCCTTGCAGGTTTTTTCCTTTAGCTTTGATCCACAGCGAGAGCATTTCATCTGTCACGAGGTAGCACGGTACCGTGTGACATGTCCAGCACTTTGTTTGCTTGCGCATCTCTCAAATCTCTGTCACTCCTGTTCGCGTTTCGCCCCAAAGCGTTCCGCGTATCGAGGAGGTTTCTCGTGTCTCGCGTCATTCGTCCGCTGCTCGTCGCTGGCAACGACAAGCTTTCGGCAGGTGTGTTCCATTTCGACATCCCCGCTGTCCTGACCTGTCCCGGTCGCTCGAAGCTCTGCGTAAGCAGGTGCTACGCTCGACGGGGCCGGTTCGCATTCCCGCAGGTGCAAGAGCGCCTCGCGTGGAATTACGCCCAGTCCAAGCGGGCTGACTTCGTGGAGCTGATGGCCGACGAACTGTATCGGAAGGGCATCCTGCTCTGTCGGTGGCACGTCGCTGGCGACATCTACAGCCCGACCTACGCCCGCAAGATGCTCGAAGTGATCGGCAGGTCGCCGCACTGCACGTTCTGGTTTTACACCCGGAGCTGGCGTGTCCCGACGATCTTCCCGCTCATCCGGGCAATCGCCGTGATGCCGAACGTCAGGGTGTGGCTGTCGGGTGACTCGGAAACGGGTTATCCGCCGGAAGTGCCTGACGGTTGTCGGGTGGCGTGGATGCAGACTGAGGTGGGGGAGGATACGGAGAATGCCGACCTGGTGTTCCTCGACCGACCGCTCCGCAGGCTGGCTCTGCCGCTGCTCGACAAGGTGTGCCCGACTGAAACGCCTCTCGGCAAGGAACGTGGCACGAGCTGCGCGACGTGCCGTTTGTGCTGGACTGGGTAAAAGAAAGCCCCCGAAACACCGCAAGGTGCCGGGGGCTTTTCGTTTCTGGTTACAGCGTCGGGTTAATCCGGAATGCGGCCACTCTCAGCGGCTTGCTCACGTCGCTGTTTCACCTGCTCGGCGTACCCGACTGGATCAGCGGAATGCTCGCGTAAGGCCTCGGCCAGTTTCTCGACACGGCGTTCAGCGTCAAGACGGATGGCTACAGGACGGCTCGGCGGCACCTGATCGACGTACTCGCCCTCGCGGACGATGTGCTTGTGCCACATCTCTACATCCGCGTTCCACTTGAACCCGGTCTGCTCGCCTTCTTCGCCTTTGACGTGGCGGCGAACGATGTCCTTTTCCTCGTCGGTCAGCTTGCGGCCATTCGGGGTCTCGATACGGATGCCGATTCCTGCCTCGTTGTCGCCCTTGTCGATCAGCCTCACCGTCAGGTCACCGGCCAAGATGGACAGCGTGCCCGGAAGCTTCCTGCCGACTGATTCAGCGTGACTCGTGCGGCGTGTGGTGCTCGGGTTTGCGACGAAGCCCGACGCACGAGCTTTGGGTGCGTGCTGGCTTGCGAATCCGTTGCTCTGCGCTTCCGGTTCCATGCGGGTCGATTCGGCGACGGCGTGGACGATCTCGCCAGCCTGTTGCTGAAGGGCGGGGTCGAACTCGGACGGGTTGAAGGTTGGTTCTTGTTCAGAGGTGGTTGGTGCTTCCGCGACAGCGGTGTCGGACTTCTTGCGTGTGCGTGCCATAGGGCGATTCCTTTCGGTCGGGTTGTGTCTGCCCCCCGACCGGAGAGCAGACCCGACGACAGGTAGCGCACTTCAAAATGGCTGTCAACTCTTGGGCTTTTGCCTGTCTCTCTCTTCCGTTTCCTTCACCGCCTTGTCGATTGCTGCAATCCTTCTCTCTCGCTCTGGGCTTGGTAGCTTCTCTGCGGCTTTGTACTCGTGCTCTGCGTCACCCCATCGGATGCCGTAAAGATCGTCGTCTATGTCGGCAGCCTGATCGGGTTCCGATGCAGGTTCTACGGGAGCCTCCGGGGGCATTGCGACGGGAACTGGCGTTGGCACTTCAGGTGGTACCTCCCTCGGGAGTTGATTCGCCATGATGCGAAGCTCCGTCACCGCGTTCACCATCTCCATCAAGGCTACGTGGTCCGGCAGTAGCTGAACGTACTGGCTGGCGTGATCCCGGAACCGGGGGAAGATGACGACCAGCTTCGCCACATCGGCTTCACCCATCTCAAGGGTGATGATGATGCTGCCCTTGGTCACGGAAATGAGGTTTGCCATCTCTTCTGACTGAACCATCATCTCAAGCAACTTGATGAAGTTGCCGATCAGCCCGGTTTCCGCAGATGCCCGGTCTGGCAAGTTGATGTGAATGCTGAGTTGGAGCGGTCTCGCAATGGGGTTTCGTTCGGGCTGAAAGATAAGCTCTGCCGCCTTTACACCAAGCACATCCGCCAGCCGCGCCACATTGTCGATCAGCACCTCTTTGCCTCGCTCGGCATTGCTCACCGTCTTTACCGACACACCGCACTTGTCGGCGAGGCTCTCGGCGGTCAACCCTTTGGCAGCGCGTAGCTGCTTCACTTTCGCACCGTCAACCCTGACCGCTCGACCTGACTCATTCATTCTCGGACACCCGCAAGTTACCTGTAGAAGACGTGCTGGATGGATGGGTTTGCCCAGCCATTCCGGGAAGAATCATCTCAGACACGAGGGAAGCCATAGCCACGAGGGACACATGACTCAGTTCGCTTCAAAACCGTTGACCTGGTTCAAAACGAACCCACAGGTTCGGAAGCTGTTCGACGAGGCCGAACTCCGGCTGCTCGGCGAATCGCTGAAGGTCCGCCAACTCCAACCCGTCGTGGCCAAGCCGGACGGCACGCTGATCGCCGGGGAACGCCGCTTCCGGGCAGCCAAGCTGGCCGGGTTGGCGACCCTCGATGTCGTCATCAGCGAGGAACCGCTGACCGACTCGCAACTCCGCATCTTCCAGCTTACGGAAAACGTCCACCGGGCCGACCTGACCGGGTTCGAGAAGTGGCAGGCCTGCGTCGAACTTCAGCAGCTCAACCCGCAGTGGATGGCGAAAGACCTCGCCCAGCACCTGCACCTCGATCCGTCGATGGTCACGCGGATTCTCTCCCCCAGCAAGTGCATCGTCCCGGCGCAGGAAGCCCTCGCGGCGGGGAAACTCGGCATCTCCGACTGCTACGCCCTGTCGAAGGTGGACGAACCGCAGCAGGCCGAACTGCTCGCCATGAAGCTGAACGGCGCGAGCCGGGACGCCATCGAGCAGCAGGGGCGGAAGCGCCGGGCTTCGACGGCTCCGGCGGTGCGATTGTCGCGGGTGCGGATTTCCCTGCCGGAAGTGTCCATCGTGGTCACGGGTGACGGCATCTCGCTGGATGAGGTGATCGACGCGCTGGCGGAGGCGGGGAAGGAAGCGAAGAAGGCCCGCGAGCAGTCGCTCGACGTGAAGACGTGGGAAAACGTGATGCGTGATCGGGCAAAGGCGAAGACGCCGGAGTAAAGCTGCGGCGGTGTGGGATTTGAACCCACGTCTGGTAGCTACCCAGCGCATACGAACGGCCTTCGACCTCTCAGCCAACCGCCGCAGCCCCTAACCAGTGCCACAACAAGGAACCACTGTCAACATGCAAGACATTATCTACCTGCTGATCTGCTTCGGTGGGGTGTTCCTGCTCACGCAGGTCTTCGGCAAGAAACGCAACGCTGTCGTGAGGACGGCGGGCGGCATCCTCGACCGGGTGTTGATCTGGTGGTCGGACAAAGACCCGCTGACCGTCCGAGACCTGCTCAACGGCGGCATCGCCATCTTCGGGCGCACCGGATCGGGCAAGACGAGTTCATCGGGGAAATGCCTCGCACGTGGGATCGTCGGCCTTCCGGGGACGGGCGGGTTGATCCTCGCGGCCAAGCCGGAGGACATCGACGACTGGAAGGCAATCTTCGCCGAAGCCGGGCGGTCGCGTGATCTGCTGGTGTTCGGCGGCACTGACCTGCGGTGCAACTTCCTCGACTACATCCGCCAGATGGGCTGGGACGCCCGCGAGATGGCCAAGATGCTGATGGTCATCGGGGAGGGTTTGAACTCGAACGACTCGAAGGGCGGCGAGGACAGCGACTTCTGGGAGAAGCAGCAGTTCCGCATGATCTACTTCGCCTGCCTGACGGTGCAACTCGCCTACGGGAAGGTGTCGGCGACCAACCTCCAGAAGTTCGTATCGGGTGCGGCGCGCACTGCCGCGCAGGTGGGTGACGCGGCGTGGAGCAAGACGTTCCACCCGGAGACGATCCGCCTCGCTCTGAACAACGTGAAGACGCAGCGCGACAAGCACGACCTCGAACAGGCGACCGAGTACAACCTTCGCGAGCTTCCGGCGCTGGCAGACCGCACGCGATCCAGCATCGAGACGGGCGTCTTCGGCATCCTGCACGTCTACTGCACCGGGGCGGTTCACGATCTGGTCAGCACGACGACGAATTGCAGCCCGGATGACACGCTGCGGGGCAAGTTCATCCTCGTCAACCTCGCGCCGTCCGACACGGGCGACCTTGGCCTCTTCGTCGGCGGCGGGTTCAAGTACCTGACGCAGCGGCTCATCCTGAAGCGGAAGGCGGAGGGGAACGACCCGCCGCACGTCATCTGGGCGGACGAAGCCCAAACCCGCGTGACGAGTTACGACTCCCATTACCTCGCCCAGTGTCGCAGCCATCGCGGCTGCATGATCTACCTGAGCCAATCCATCCACTCCTACTACTCCGCGCTCGGCGGCGAGAAGGGCAAGCATCAGGCCGACGCGCTGCTCACTAACTTCGCGGCGGGGAAAGTGTTCCACGCCCTCGGCGATGTCCAGACGGCCGAATGGGCGGCGGGGATGATCGGCAAGTCGCTCCAGACCTTCGTCGGCGGCTCGATGGCTCCGCAAGAGGAGCCGTGGGGCGAGTTGATGGGCAACAGCAAGTACACGGGCAGCTACAGCCAGCACTACGAGCAGATTCTGCAACCCAACACGTTCCTCAACGGCCTGCGGACGGGCGGCGAAGAAAACGGGCTGATCTGCGACTGCATCGTGATCCGGTCGGGAAAGGCGTTCGCATCAGGTGACAACTGGCTCCTGACTTACTTCAGCCAGAAGTGAGGTGCGCCGTGGTCAACGAATCCCTGATGCATGACGTGGCTTGGGCAACGGCGGTTCACATCGTCGAAGTGTTCGCTCCCAGTCTTCGGGACGAGGAGAAGCGTGAAGCGTTCGTCGAGGTCTACGCCCGAGTGAAGGCAGGCCTCCAGTGTTACGAGACTCAAGCTGCTCGGCGTGAGCAGCGTTTGCGACCAAGTTCCAACTAACCAGAGGGCAACATGCAACAGCCACAAGAGCAAGACAAGATCAGCATGAAGGGGACGTTCAACTTCATCCAGCTTCTCATGAAGTCGCACGCGGCGGCTGTCAGCGTCCCGCTGCGGACGAACTACGGGTCGGAGGGGATCGGTGTCGCCGGGCTGGGGGCGATGTTTTTGATCACCGCGTGGGGCAGCTACACGGGTGACGGACTGATGTTCTTCTACCTCGCGGGGTTCATTGTCGCGCTCGTCGCCCAACGCATGAGGACGTTCAGCAACTACCGGAAGGGCATCTACGTCCACACCTACTACGACGGGTATCCGTGGCTCGCCTTCAAGCTGTTCCCGCGAATCAAGAAAGAGAGCAACGCCAAAGCTTGTGAGGCGTTCATGTGCCTCGCGCTGGGTGGCTTGCTGGTGAACGTTGGCGTCGTGTCCGTCGGCATTTTCCTGATGGCCGGTTTCATCTCGATCATGGCGACCGAGGGCTTCAAGGTCGAACTGACGAAGAAGCGGGTCCGGGCCATGCGGGATGCCCAGATCGAGCAGGAGTATCTGGCGGAGGAGCTTCGCCAGCATGATCGGAGAGGCTTGTAACCGGAGGATTCCATGTCGGAGGAGCAACAGCCAAGCATCTTGCAGCAGTTCGCTGCAAAGCGGGCGGAATGGGCAGCCGAGCAACCGTCGCTCGGTGCCGAGCTGAAGGCAATGGCGCGGGAAGCGGTGAAGGACGTCCGGCAAACGCTGAACGAGTCCTACTTCGGGCAGGGGGAACACGCCCCTGAGATGGGAACACCGCTCAACCCGACGCCTTACGAAACGACGCAAGACCGTGAGGCGTCTCACGGCAGCTTTCAAGACCTGCTCCAAAACTACTCGGCACGTGGCCGGGGAGCCGAGGAGCAAAACAAGGAGATGGACCGATGAGCGACGAAAACAAGATGGTGGAAGCGTGGATCAAGTTCAACTGCGCTGGCTGCCAGCGTCCGATCCGGGTGGAGGACGACATGGGCGGGCTGGAATTCCCCTGCCGGAAGTGTGGCGTGGTGATGGTGATCCCGGAAAAGAGCGGGATGACGCCGGAGATCGTCTCGGAAGCGCCGACCCCGAAGAAGAAGACCGTCTCGATGTCGATGTCCATGCCGCGCGGCCTCGGTGCCATGAAGACCGAAGTCTCGCAGAAGACCGCCGACTCGATGGCCTCGACGTTCCTCGGCGGCCTGCTCGCGGTGGTCGGCGCGATCATCATGGGCATGTTCATGCGACGCGGTGGTCGTGCCTGAACAACCACGGGGCAAGGATGCCCCTTTTCTGGAGCAACCGATGTTTATCTTCGTGTTCGCGTTCTTGGTGACGACGGCGTTTTACGGTTTCCTCGCATGGCTCGGCATGAAGCGGCTCGTCAGGCACATGCAGGGCAGCGACGAGGCGTTGAAGGCCATCGTGCAGCACGTCCTGGTGCCGGTCTTCGGCGAGGGTATCGCGGCCGAGGTTGCCGCCCGAACGGAGGAGAAGCCCGAACCGCCGAAGAAGGAGGTGTTCTAACCGTGAAGAGCTACCTCTCTGTCAAACAGGTGGTGCAGCGGCTCAACGGGGCAATCTCGGTCAAGCTGGTTTACAAACTCGCCGCTCGTGGATTACTCCGGTCGAACCGCGCCACGGGCAAGCTGCTGATCGAGGAAGACAGCCTGGTCGAGTTGATGGAAGGGAGTGCGAGAGCGCCGCCTCCGCCAGAGGAACCGTCGCCGCCGGTCAGGAAGCGGGGCAGGCCGAGGGGCGAGCCAGTCAAACTCGATCTCTGGTGAACCAGAAGGAGGTGAAAGATGCCTGAGAAACCCCGAAGAATCGACTGGCGTGGCGCTGACCTGCGTGGAACGAACTTGCAAGGCATCGATCTGGAAGGTGCTGACCTTCGGGCAGTCGATCTTCGAGCGGTCAACATGTCTGGGGCGAACCTCCGGTATGCCGACCTTCGCGGTGCCAACATCGAGCAGGCGAACTTCCAGCGAGCCAATCTGTATGGAGCCAAGATGCAAGGCGTCGAGGCAAAGCAGGCCGACTTTCGTGGGGCCGACCTGCGACAGGCAAACCTCGGAGGTGCGTATTTGGATGGCGCGCTGATGCCGACGCCTGTTGCCGAGAACAGGGATTTCGAGAAACTTTTGGAGGGGTACGCCAAGGCAGGAGCGCCAGAGCAAGAGAAAGACAAATCCAGATAGTCCAACAGGGCCGTGGCAAGGATGCTGCGGCCTTTTCTGTTGCGCGAGCATTTCGGCCGTGCTACGTCTCGAATTCTATGCCAGCGATCATTTCATTCCCCCACATAGCTCTTTACCGCAGCAGATGCAGGTCGCTGGCGCTTCATTGCGTCTGCTGCGCTAAGGGGCTGGATAGAGAGGTGACATGAACAAATCCACCGTGACCGTGTGCTCGGCTTGTTTACAGGCCACGTGCTGGCAGGGCATTTTCTACTGCAACGACTACAAGACTGCCGGGACGGTCGAGAAGACGCGGGATGAACTGAGAGTCCTTGCTCTTGAACACCCGACCTACTGGGGAGAAGCCGCCGCGACCGAACAGCCGGTTGAGTTAATATTAAAAGACAACATGCACGAATTGGCGTTAAATGCCGAAAAAATCTATGCTGATGCTGTTAAAGAAAATATGCAGCCGGTTGAGTGGGCTTCCATAATTGCTGAATTACAAGCCAACGCGAAAGAAGCGGACTCGAATCCCGTTTTGTATCGAGACGGGTGGGAATGCGGGATTCAGTGCGCCATACATATTATTCGTCGCCATGTGGCTGATGCACCCAAGCGGGAAGCCGCGCAGCCCGAATACGCAGAGAAAGATGTACTCCCTATTATCCAAGAAATGTTGCGGCTTAATTACTTTCTTCAGCAATGTAGCCATGCTTGGACTGTAGTTCACAAGTGTATCGGGATGTTGCGCGATTTACGCCCAACGAAGCGGGAAGTCGTTGACTTGGAGGAAACCGCGAAATTGATATTCCCGGCGTGGAACAGGATGACCAAGGACGAACAGGAATATCGCCTTTTCATTCTTAAATGCGCCGCGTACCGCTGGGAACTTAAAACCACTGAAATAGAGGGTGGTCAATGACGCCATCCAACGATAACCGCACTGTAATTTACCGCATTCGCAGAAAGGAGGATGGCCTTTTCCTTTCTACTGCTCCGTCAAAGCTACCGGGTGGAAATCACCATTGGGACACCACCGGATGTTTTTGGCGAAAGCAGGAAACTATCATTGAGCATCTTATTACGCTTTGCCAATTCAGGGTTTATTGCGGCGAGGGGAAAATTTACAGAAGCAGTAGAAAGACCAAGGCTCGACAGCACCCATTTTTTACGGTGTACGCGTGGGATGTTCCCCATAGGGTGGTTTCAACAAATTACGAGTGGATGGATAAATACGAAGTGGTTGGCACAGATATTTCTGTGCATGGTGACAAGATAATGGAGGCTAGGGAATTTGCCTCTTTATTGAATGACATTTCACCCACTCAATCCATAGACAAGCAGTCATGACCGCCCTCGCCCAGATTGCCCTTGAGTTCTGCCGTGAGTGCATGGGGTGGGATGCCAAGCCGTCCACAATGTATGCGGACTCCCTGATGGTTCTCCGCGAGGGTGAACGCCAAACGTGGCGTTACGCAGACCTGAACGCCGTCATGGAAGCGGTGGGGGGATGGTGCGACGAAACAGAAAGTTCGCTACGCATCGGATACGGATATGGCCGTTTTTTCAAGGGCGAGTGGGATGTCACTATCGACACCTCTGTGGGAGGTGCAACATACGTCAACCGTTCCCCCTGCCACGCGCTTCTCGCAGCCTGTGTCGAGGCTAACCGCGAGCGGCAGGCGGTTCATCGAGAAACATCTTGAACATGTCTCGCCGCTCCTCCTCCGAGTGCAGCGGGTAGGAAATCAGGTGATCCCAAGCGGGTTCAACCGTCTGCGACCAGAACCTTGAGCCAATCGGACGGCAGTCGATCTCCACCGCGACCGAGTTCAGGTCAAGCTTGTAGCACTCCGCGTAGGAAGAGTGGCTGGCGCTCGGGAACGAATTCTTGAATTCCGTGTTGTACTGCGGCTGGAAGTACCGGATCAGAGCCGCCTCGCAGTAGTTGATGCGCTGCGCCTCGGTGATCCGCGTGCCGAGTACGTTCCACATGTGGGACAAGTCTTCCTTCTGCTCCTCTTCGTTTACCTCCACGCGGCCATCGAAGCTGGCGATCAGCCACTCGCCGAAGCTGAACAGGACGATCCAAATCTGCATGTCGGGCGACCGCTGAATCGCCTCTGCCAAAATCTTCTGGAGGGTTTCGTGGCTGGTCAGCCGCTGCGGCGCGGTTCGGCTTCCGTCTTTCCCGTAAGCTTGCCCGACGTAGAGAATCTCCAGATCCACCAGTTCGGGGTAAACACTTCCGACCCCGGCCTTCATCAGATATTGGATGACAGGCCCCTCCAACGCCACCTCGCCCTTGGCGTCGATGAACCGGAAATCCGAATACGGGTACTCGCATTCGCACTTGACCACCGGGTCAGCCGGGTAATTCTTCACCTCGAAGTCGTACTGCTGGGGCTTCCCCCGCCGCTGGGCGATGACAGTGCCGCGAATCGCTTCGGGCGTGACTACGATGGAGTCAGGATCGAAGGCAACGCGAGGGCGGCGAGCGATCCCGTAGATGTGGCTCTGGTACGGAGGACGGAAGTAGTCCGCCGGGAGATGCTCCAGATACGTCGGCAGCATGACCAGCACCTGCTTGGCCTGCATGTTCACGGCGAACTCGGAGAGATACTTCCTGACCGTCATTGCCAACCTCGCTGTTGCTCAGACTTCGGCGATTGTCACGGCGCTCACGATCCGGTGGAACGCCACGAGCTTCTCGTGCAGCTTGACCGCGTCCCGCTGGCCTCACCCGCTCGCGCCCTGACTCACCGGCGCAGGTGCGTGGTGCTTCGCCATGAACGCGAGGAACTGTTCGTGCAGCCGGTCAATGTTCGGGTGGCCGTAGCGACGCTCGATCATCTTCACCGATGTGCCGTAGAGCTGCGACGCGATGTAAATGTCGCCACCCTCTTCGACCCACTTCGACATCGCCGAGTGCCGGAAATTGTACGGCTTGACCTGCTTCGGGTCGATTTTGTGCTCTTCGAGGTAAGCGACGATCTTCGGTCGTTTCAGCAGCCACTGCCACTTGTTGGTCACGTTCGTCTGCACCCACTTCGCCTTCCGGAACGTGCGGTAGATCGGCCCCTCGGGGAACTGCTTGACGCACTCCTCGGTGTAGGCCTGTGCTTCGGGCGTCAGGTAGATGATCCGGTCCCGTTGGGTCTTCGTGGCCGTCTTGTGGACGTACCCCTTCGTCGCGTTCCACCGGAACACGAGCCGCCCGTTCTGGTAGTTGTGGGCCTCGGCGTTCCGCAGTTCGATGGGTCGCGCTCCCGTGATCCGCAGCAGCCAGAGGAACTTCCCAAACGTCTCGCAGAACCCGGAGTTCTTCAGGTGGACAGCGGGAGCACCCGTGCGGTTCTTGCGGTTGTAGGTCGCCCTGACGAAGCACTCGCCGATGAGCAGGTCCATCAGCTCCTCCGGCAGCCGGGCTTCCCGCCCCCGCAGGATGGGCTGGTGCCGCTCGATCTTCCCGGAGAGCGGGTCGTTGACGATGAACCCCTTCCGCTTCGCCCATGTCATCGCCCCGAGGATGAGCGCGATGGCGTGGGCCTTCGTGGTCGAGTTCCACGTCTCCTGCTCGTTGAGCCACTGGTCGAAGTCGTAGGGCTTCAGCTCGGCCACCTTCTTCTTGCCGAACTTGACGGCGAACCTCCGGGCCATGACCTCGAACACACCGGGGGCACCGCTCTTCCGGGTGGTCTTCAGGTGGGCGCGGTACTGGTTAAGTAAAGCCGAAACCAGATAATCATCTGTGCCCTTGCGGTCGTCCTGGGCGACCAACTTTCGGAAGCGGTCGAGCGCGGCGAGGTACGTCGGCCCAGCCGGTGCGTCATCGGGACCGCGGGCGAGGAAGTGCTGATCTCCCGCGATGGAGCAGCCGTAGGCCTTCTTGGACTTCCAGTAACGGACAGAAGGTTTCGGACCTGGCTTCAT